CAGGCCGCTCGGGACGCTCGGGACGCTCAGGACGCTCAGGACGCTCAGGACGCTCGGGACGCTCAGGCCGCTCAGGTCGCTCTGGACGCTCCGGCCGCTCGGGACGCTCAGGACGCTCGGGCCGCTCGGGCCGCTCGGGACGCTCGGGACGCTCAGGACGCTCAGGACGCTCAGGACGCTCGGGACGCTCAGGCCGCTCAGGCCGCTCAGGCCGCTCAGGCCGCTCGGGCCGCTCAGAACGCTCAGGACGCTCAGGACGCTCGGGCCGCTCTGGATCGTCTTTGCCGGTGGGCGGTTCAATCGTCTTGGTACTGGCGAGATGTGTCTTGGGTAGTCACAACATTATTCGGAGCTAGCCCAAGCTCGAAAGAGGAATCATGGTCTCGTCCTCTTCTGGAAGCATTCTGTTCAGGATGTTGGACTCTCTATTGGACAGAAAGCACGCTCTACTGGGCAGCTAAGCCTCGCGTACATGTAGAGCGGACAGCAGCGGGAAGACGGCTCCACAGCGAGGATGGCCCCGCCTTGGAATCGGAAATCGAAAACCTCTACTTCTGGCATGGCATTCTTGTGCCGGAGCATGTCGTCATGCGCCCGGAAGAAATCACACTAGCAGAGATCAAGTCTGAATCGAATGCCGAAGTGCGCAGAATCATGCGCGAGCGATACGGAGAAGGACGCTATCTCGCAGACACGCACGCCAAGCTGCTTGACGCTGACTACGAGGGATATCCTCTGGGCGCTGCGCCTCGGGCTCTTCTAGCGGACGACGAATACCAGAGGATTCTCGTAGGGACGGACGGCAGCACGTCCCGCGTCTACTATATGCCGATGCCAGACGAAGTAGAAGTCAAGACATGCCGCGAGGCACATGAGGCGCTTTGCGGATTCTCGGAAGAAAGGATCATTTCCAAGTCATGAGCACGCTGACCGCAGAACAAGCAATCGAACGCATCTACAAGGCCGTCGCATCTCCCGAGGTGCGCGACGCGCGCAGCATCCAGATCGGACAAGTCATGCACCAAGGGGATGTGTACCTTCACTGGATGCCCCTGGACTGGCCGCGCGGTAAGCTGCTCGGGACGAAGCAGATCGCCGTCGGAGACACGATCGGCTCCAGGCACATCGTTGTCGGTGGCGGATTCGAGGTCTACGAGGGCGTGCAGATGCCCGAGTGGGTCACGTTCGACCGGCTGCCGCAGGAGCTGCGCGAACGCCTGCTCGACTCGAAGGCGCTGCTCGGCCCGGTCGTGGTCCTGACCGCTCCGCTGGAGACTGGCGAGGGCCTGACGCACCCGGAGCACGCTCACCACCTGATGCCGTGCGGCGTGGCGCAGGTCACTTACCAGCTCGATGGGATGACGCTGGCGGCGGTGAGGGACTGAGCATGAGCTTGACCAAAAAGGAATCTAGGGAACTGGAGATGCTGCGTCGGGAAAATGAAACTCTGCGCACGCAGATTGCGGGCCAAATTCCATCACCAATCTTCTTTCGTGCTGGAGATCGTGTGCATGGGCCTCAATTTTATCTGCCTGCGCACGAGCCTGTATATTTTGGGGGCATCAGTATCCGATTGGAAGCTGACCATGAGACTGTAGTCGTCTATGCAGACGACATGCTCACTATATTTCCCCAGGCAAGTAACAGTGCCAAGCTCCATGCGAAGGTAAGATTTAGAAAATGACTAGGTATGACGATCCAAACGATCCCAGGAATTGGCCTGAATCCCACACTGGAAAACCGTGCATAGAGCCTGGGTGCTCCAAGACTGCTGGTACAGAATGGTCTCCATACTGGTGCTTTGAGCACAATGTCGAACGCATCAAGAAAATAGATACGCAGTTGAGAAAGCTGATCTCAGATATGGCGAAGAAATGAAATCAGAGTCTGTTCAATGGGATGAGTTGTGTGGGCTAGCACTAAACTACCCAGTTTGGCCAGGAGATACAATCTCACATGCAACAATGAAAGAGCTTGCAGAACTCGGTTTTGCAGTTCGGCAAGCAGATGGATCATGGATTCCAACAGCGATGGGGCTGGCACGATACAATGCTGGTCCACAGCCTACGGATCGAGGTCAATAATGTCCTGTTAGCGAGAGCTATCAAGGTCCGGTGGATCCGCTCGTTGAGCTTACCTGCGCCTTCTGTGGTGAGTAGTACCCATCCGGCACGCCAGCTTCACAACATGAACTACTGACGGCCCATGTTTATTGCTGTCGGGCACACCCATTAGGGCAGATTGTGCGCGATATAGCTATGGGCCTGCGTAAGATGAAAGCGTATCCAACTACTCGTGACAAAACTCTGGACGGGTTGTTGGATTATCTAAATCGGTGTGGCTTTGGAGGGAGTCCACTACGATGACTGATGACCATGACTTCGTGATGGCATTTGGATTGACGATCTGTGCCCTATGTCTTGGTGTTCTAATCGGCAGATGTGTATATAAGCGCGACTTCCGACAAGAGGCTGTGGAGGCTGGTGCGGCCGAGTGGGTGGCTACTCCAGACGGAGATGTGGAGTTCCGCTGGAAGGATCAGGAACAACAGAAATGAAGGGCAACAATGAGCTGCGCCTCAACGAGGCGACTGTAATAGAGGCACTCCAGGAGTACCTAGACAGGTGCTGGAATCCGAGTGTGAAGGTGACCTCTATCGTAACGGACGGATCACGAAGCTGTGGGTTGACTTTCGTGGTCAAGATCAAAGAGAAACCGGCATGAGCAGTATCAACGAAGTCCGGCAAGTGTTGATGAATGAGTTGGGCTTGTCTCGGGAGAGCATCCGAGGCCTTGCAGCAGAGATCATCTCGCAGACTGTGCAGCGGCAACTTGAGCAATCTGGTTACTTGCAGAACATGGTACGAGATATTGTGGCCGCCGAGCTAAGAAAAATCCTTACTAGGGGTGCCTACGGCTCAGGAGATCCGTTGACGGATCTAATCCGAAGTGCGGTCAACGAAGAGGCTAAGCGCATAATCAGAGAACGAGTCGTAATCGAGATAACCAAACCATGAGTATCGGCTGGACCTGCCCCAACTGCGGTGCTGGGCTCGCCCCGAGCGTCACCGTCTGTCCCTATTGCGACCCGACAAGGCCGCTCGTCAGCGGCACAACGCTCATCGGCGGCAGGGATATCTGCCCCCAGTGTGGCGGTGACCGCGCTGCGCGCCGCCTGTCAGGTTGCCCGCCTGAGTTCCATTACGGAGTCTACTGGCCATGATCCTCTTCTGTCCGCGCTCATCAGAATCTAAGCTACCGCTCATCGGCCTCTCGTGGCGTAGATGGCATCGTCCGCAGTGGTGGACGACGACCGGAGCCCCAAGCCGATTCATCGCCATCGGTCCGCTCTACATGCGTTGGGGTGCAGCATGATCCTTGTATCCCTCCTCCTCGCCATCGCCCAGGGCGACCTCTACGTCATCGTTGCCGACGACGTGGGCTACCAGGACCTTCAGGACGCTAGCGTGCTCGGCCTCACGCCGAACATCGACGTGCTCGCAGCGCACGGCGTCACGTTCACGCGCGCCTACGCGAACCCGGTCTGCTCCCCGTCGCGCCGGTCTCTCTTCTTTGGGCTCTACGCCGTCGGCGAGGCTGGATCCTGGTGCCCCGGGGACGGGCTGACGGGGAAGGAGCCGGACCTCACACTCACCTCGATTGCGGAGATGGCACCGGCGGTCCCCTCGTACCTGATTGGGAAGTGGCACCTCGGGGGAGACCCGACCGGCGGCAACTCACCGCCCTACGCACACGGTTTCGACGGCTGGAAGGCTGGTCAGCCGAGCAACGTCAGCGAGTGCATCATGTTCGGGATCCCTAGCTATACGAACTGGATGCGCGTGGACGACGGGATCGCTCAGGTCTCCTCCCAGTACGAGCCGGCTGCAACGCGGGACGTGGCGCTTGCGCTGCCGCCCGGGAGCGGGAGGCTGATCGTGCTCGCCCCGCAGCTCGCGCACGGGCCGTTCCACCGGCCGCCGGCCGAGTGGTTGCCTCCTGGCTACCCACCGACGCCTGACAAGCCGACGAAGTACCAGGCGATGATTGCGGCGCTCGACTCGTGGGTTGCCCAGTGCCTCGCCGGCATCGACCTCGATGTAGACGGCGTGATCTTCGTCGGGGATAACGGCACGCCAATCCAGGTGAGTCCTGACCCAGAGCGCTCGAAGACCACGACATTCGAGCGTGGGATCCACGTTCCGTTGATTGTTGCAGGCCCCGGGCTGTCCGGAGGTGGCTGCGACAGGCTCTCGCACATCGTAGATGTGCTGCCGACGGTCGCACTCTGGTTCGGCGTCGCGCCGCCACCTGGGATTGACGGGCTCCAGCTTTTCGGCGTCGGGCACGCGAACGTGGTGTGCGGCACGGAGAACGACGACCTCGGGCACTACGACCGCTGCGCGCGCGGGCAGCGGTTCAAGCTGCGCAGGACGGGACCGATGGCAGCACCTCCACTGACCGAGGAGTTGTTCGACCTGCTGCTCGACCCGGGCGAGACGACGAACGTGATGGGGCTTTGGCCGGCGCAGGAAGCTGCACTGCGTGCGGCACTGGACGAGTTCGAGGCGAGACCGTAATAGAATCTGGGAGACTTCACAGTGAACCGACGAGACCTGTTCCGAATGTTGATTCCTACTACTGTTGTGGTTCCCGCTATGACAATTTCTGCCAAGAGAGAACAACCGGCGGTGAGGGGCTATGTGCTCTCCATTACTAAGTACGTCACAATGGGATGGGAGTTCTACGCAAGCACATCCGATTCTCTTTCTCCATTGTTTAGTGATCTGGTCAAGGCAGTTGAGGCGCGTGGTGGGAGGATGGTCGAAGTGTATGAGAAGGCGAATAAGGTTTCGACAGCCACCTTTGAACTGGACTTCTCTACACTGGAAGAGGCCCTTGCCTTCAGGCAGCGCCTGATTGATGTAGCCGCAAAAGCCCCCCCCCAATCAGTGATCCAATCCTCAAGGGAGGTCTCATCGGGGCAAGGACTTTCCTGAGAAAGAGGGAATGACCAGCCACAACGATCTGCTGGAAGCAGAAGGACTTGCAAGCCCGCGCAGCGTACGCAAGTCCCTAGAAGTTCTGCTCTCTGGAAAGCACGCGCACTGGGCAGTCACCTTCGTAACAGACAGTACGGAAAAGACCCTCTCGGAGCCGGACTATTCTAGCTCCATAAGGGAAGTTGACTTCCGGAGACGCACGATCACTATCCAGTTGATGGAAATCGGGGGAGGCCACCTTGAAGACTGAGCTTTCAGTAGCTTACTCCAGAGGGGCTTCCTGCCCCAAACATGGAGACCCTGGTTGGCTCATCCCACGTCGAGAGAAAGACCTGCCATGCCCTGAATGCTGGTTGACACAGCATGGTCGGTGGTTGGAGCGGCCTATCTTGGAGAAATGGTCGGGTCTGCTACTGCCAAAGGAAGGTGGATGGGAGCAGCCAGTTCCAATTCAAATAGAGAGTTGGGAAATCACGCCAGTAGTCTGCCGGGGGGAGATGGAATGGGAACCTCTTGTGTGGAAGCTGCGAAAATGACCGAAATGGATGTTTCCAGATTGGTAGACAGACTGCTGATCTACGGATTCCGTGTCAGCACAATTTACAAACACACAGACCAGCTGGTAAGTAATGGCCCTTGCAGTCTCAGAGAACGCAAGACTGTTTTTGAGGCTCATGGCTTTAGGCCGGAGGAACGCAAGACCCTTGCTGAGATTGTTGAAATCCTAGAGCAAGAAGGCTTTCGTATTGTCTCTGCGGAGCAGCATTGTGATCCAAACAATCGCGTCGAATGGGATGGCCAAATAAGTCTGGGAGTCATCAATTCTTGGCTCAAGTTGACCCTGCTTGAGGTTGAGAAAGTATGAGCTGTGTGTGGGTCCCAAAACTACTATGTCACAGTGAGTCACCTTGTGGCACGGGAGGATCCGACCTCCTTTCAACCTCGGTGAATCAACACCCGATAGGATGAAAACCCCGTCGTTTGGCAAACCTATCAAGGCGCTTCGAGCGCAAAGATGAGCGCACGCCAGCGAGAGGCTGGTGGGGCTCACTGTGATCTTCTAATCCTTTTCACAGCCACACTTCTGACAAATCAATCCGACTTCATCATGCCAAGTATACTCATGGCATGTTGGACAGAAGACTAACAGGAAGTCTTCTGTTCTGGCGCGTCGATTGATGCAGTCAGAGACTGGGGAGTATCCGTACTTGCACTCCCCAATCGAGCAGACGCAAGCCTCAGCTCGACCCATTACTCTAACTGCCATGTGAGCTAGTAGTGATGTTGAACTTATCTTCGGTGCGAGCAGTTGTTATGATCTGATTGACTCCAGTGGACATTCCTCGAACACCAGCAGGAGTAGCTGCGTAAGTGATTCCATGAATAATTCCGTAGGTCCGAGCTTCAGTAAAGGCGTCCTGGTTTGCCCCAAAGTAAAAGAACTCCCAGTTGTAGACTGTGCGTTGATGGACAACCTTTCTCTGTAGATACGCTCGTGTCACATGGACTGAGGCATTTTCTAATCCATCGGTGATTACTACGAAGAGCACTTTTGCGGGACGTTCAGATTCTGGCATTGCAGCCAAGCGCTGACCAGTCTCATCGATAGCACGGTTCATGGAATCAATCAGGGGAGTACATCCTCTTGGATTGATCTGGATTTTGGAAACCGAGTAGATTGAGACAGGCCCCCAAACTCGATCGAACGCCTCACTGTCGAATTGGTAAAAGGTGACATTGAGATCACCAGCCGGTCGAGAAGAATGGTGAGATCAACTAGGTTCTTTTTGGTCATGTCTCTTGTGTTTTCAGCTCTAGTGTCAGAGCCCAGATCCGTCCGCAGGCAGAATTCGGACAGATAAAATGGGCTAAGCGAACATCTGGTCCAAGTTCTGGATTTTGGATTCTAATAGTCATGTCTCCCTGTGTTCGGCAGTGAGGGCAGGGTAGGGTGATTCCTATTGGGATTGTGCCAACCAATTCTGGATTTTGGCACGCTCCACAGATTAGCTCTCCTTGATCAGAATCAAGCCAATCTTCTGCATCTCGGGAGAGTTCCTCTGCCCCACAACGGTCACAGCGGTAGATTGTAGCCATGTAGAAATCATACGGCGGTTCTGGAATCTGGAGTATATCTAGATGACCATATGCCGATTTCTACAAAACATCCCCAGTACGAGAAATTCCTGGGGCAGTGGGAGAAGGTTCGGATTGCGATAGCGGGTGAGGAGGCAGTCAAGGCCGCCGGCACAGCTTTTCTTCCACAACTTTCTGGTCAGGACAGCAACGAGTACGCTTCCTACAAGGAGCGCGCCATGTTCTATGGCGCGAGTTCTCGCACAGTCCAAGGGCTAACTGGAGCAATTTTCAGGAAGGCCCCAGAAGTAGTCTTTCCAGAAAGGCACTCACAGATTCTAAAATCCATCGGAAGGAATAACAAAACCTTGGAGGATGTTTCCAAGGAGCTTGTTTCTGAAGCTGTGGGAATTGGACGGGTTGGCTTGTTTGTGGATGCTCCGCGCACCGAAGGAGCTGATCCCTATTTGGTCAACTATTCCGCTGAATCGATAATCAACTGGTGGGAGGTCGAAGGAACTCCGGTAGAGATTGTTTTGTTCGAGCTTCGGGAAACTCGGAGTGATGATGATCACTACAAGACGGTGCTCGCGCCTTTTTGGCGGATTTTGCGTCTGGGATTTCCTGAAGAGGTCCCCTCTAGTGAGTTAGAAAGCGGTCCGGTTTATTACCAGGAAATCTGGTGCAAGGTTGAATCTAGCAAGACCAGTGAGGATAAAGAGCAGTACATTTTGGTGGATCGAATTGTTCCGCAGATGCGTGGAGGCAGACTGCTCAGGAGCATCCCGTTCTTCCCGACGAATGCTAGCTCGATCAATCTAGCTCCAGAAAAAAGCCCGTTGATTGATCTGGTCAGCGTAAACTTTTCTCACTACAGGAACTCAGCTGATCTGGAGCACGGCCGCCACTTCACGGCACTACCTACTGCTTGGGTTGCAGGCTTTGATCCTAACCAACAGCTGACCATTGGATCGTCAAGGGCTTGGGTAACAGAGCAGAGTAACGCCAGAGCAGGATTCCTGGAGTTTACTGGGGCTGGCCTTGGGCACCTTCAGGAGGGGATGGCAGCGAAAGAGAAGCTCATGGCTATCCTTGGCGCTCGGATGCTGGAGGAGCTTCCTATTGGAACAGAGGCGGCAGAGACTGTCAGGCTTCGGCAGTCTGGCGAAGCAAGTACTCTAGCTACGATATCTGGAACTTGTTCTTCGTCACTCACTTCGGCTATGAAAGTGGTCGGACAATGGATTGGTCTCTCTCAGAGAGAAGTAGAATCCATTTCAGTGAGTCTGAACAAGGACTTCCAGACGGCTACTATTTCTCCGAACATTCTCGTTGGGCTGATGCAGCTGGTTCAGGCTGGACTAATCTCTCACGAAACTCTGTTCTACAACCTGAAACGCGGCGAGCTGATTCCTGACCACCGGACTTTCTCCGATGAGAAGGTCTTGATCAATAAACAGTTGGCAGAACTCTCTGCGAGAATGGGAGAGCCTGCCATGACAAACGGATCTCCTGAGGAGACCGAAGAAGACGATGGCTAAGCTAAAATCTATTGTAAAGACGCTGGAGGATGTAGAGGAAAAATACCGTGATCTCTACGAGCCGGACGGAGAACAATACATCCTGAAGGGATTGGATGACACTGATTACAAGGCCAAACTAGACGAGTTTAGAAAGAACAATCGGACTCTGTTTGGTGAGGTTGGATCGCTGAAGGCGAATCTAGAGAAATACAAAGATGTCGATCTTGATAAGTACCAGGAGGCACTGAAGGTCCTGGAACAGAAGAACCATCAAGACGATCAGAATCTTTGGAAAGATGGCAAGATGGAAGAAGTCATCGTCAAACGCACGGAGGCGATGAAAAGTGACTACGAGAAAAAGATTAGTGCAAAAGATGAAGCTCTGAAGAGCACAATTGGTGAGCGGGATGTTCTGAAGCGTCGGCTGGACGAAGTTCTTGTCAACACTGAAATTCAGAAGGCCGTCGAACGGTTCGGCAGTCCGAGAAAGGGTGCTCTCCAGGATATCATGTCTCGGGCAAAGAGTGTCTGGAAGCTGGATGAGCGCGGACAGCTGGTACCCAAGAAGGGTGACGAGTTGATTTTTGGGAAAGGTGGAGAGGTCATCACTCTAGACGAATGGATGGCTGATTGTGCTGAGGAGGCTCCTTTTCTCTTCGAGCAATCGAAGGGTGGTGGGGCTGAGGGCACGAAGAGGGACACAGCCTTCGAGGGCAAAGTCATCGACGGCTCAGATCCAGTAGTCTTTGGTCGGAACCTGGAGGGCATCGCCACTGGTAAGGTCAAAATCAAAGGTATGTGATAGTGGTGTCTTGATGCCCTGAATCGAGTTTTCCGACACATCTTTTTCTAGCCCCTCTCAGTTGCCAATCAGCTGAGAGGGGTTTTTCTATAACGCCAGTATAGCTTATCTCATGGAGAACTCAATTCCTTTGCGTGACTGGGGCTCCTACTCAGTCAGAAAAACCGAGAGTTTGATTGAGTGGGCTGATCGGATTCGTGGAGATTTACTAAAAGAGATAAAACAGAAGCGGGAATCTGGAATAAGCGAGCAGCGGCTGCTCCTTGTCCTCCCCCGAGACATGGTAAGGCTAATCTGGGCTGTCACATTCTGTATTCCAGTAGATGAATCAGATCAGGCAATGGCTGCTGAATTCCAAAAAAGAGGGTTTCTGCATCTATATGGTTTGGTGGTAGTCTCAAACGATGCCGTGACATTACCAGGGGTGAAAGTTTTAGAAGAACCTCATCTCTCTACATCTGGATTCTGAGTATTAGGTATATTTTCTGAGGAGGTGGAGATCGTGGGATTTTCAAGAAGAGGATTTTTTCAAGGTCTTTTTGGACTGATTTTGGCAAATAAGACCAAACAATCTAAGGATGTTGTTTGTCTACAGCCGGATACTGTCGGCTGGTGCTACATTTCGAGCGCTAGCACTAACAATCCAGTAACTATAACTTGGAATGTCCATGACTACACAGCTAACAGTGCCTCGCCTGTATCGTGGACGACTAATACGTTGGATTGATGGTGATACTTTTGATGCTGATATCTGCTTCACTGAGGCAGAAGTTGATTTGGGTTTCTACATAACCGCTGTCACAAGCGAGGTAAAAAGTCGAATTCGATTTCGGCTTTATGGGTACGAGGCTCCAGAGGATTCTGGGTCTGAGCGAGAAATGGGCCTTCTTGCAACTAACGCTTCGAGGGGTTTTTGTCCTGAAGGCACAGAAATCACAATCAGCAGCTACAAGGGTGATAAATATGGTCGTTGGCTAGCTGATGTGATGGTTCCTGGTGGTCTGAATCTAGTGAAGCTCCTTCTCTCCGGAGGGTGGGGGATTCCTTGGGATGGAAAAGGAGCCAGACCAACTTTTTCTTCTGACAATTATCCAATCAAGAGTTAGATTCTATGAGCAAGAAGATTCTATTTGTTATGACTGTTGCTCTGCTCGCCATCGCATGGATGAGTCTTCCTCCAGTTGTAACTCGTGGTCCTTATATTCAATCTACGGACAACGATGGTGGGCTGGTGGTCTGTCGTACGGACACCGCCACCTCAGCTCAGCTGCATATTGGTGGGCAGACAATCTCCAGTCCTAGTGGGACTCAGCACGTCTTTTCTGTGTCCGGATTGACTTCAGGCACAGCCTACCCATACACGATCGAGCCTGGACTTGGATCTGGGGTCCTACGAACGCATCCTGGTCTGGGTGATGGTCGGCCTTTTCGATTTTTGGCCTTTGGTGACAGTGGAACTGGAAACTCTACTCAGTATGCGGTTGCAGACCGAATGGAGCTGGTTTCGGATGTCCACTTCGCACTGGGCCTCGGCGATCTGGTCTACGAAAGCGGGGCAGCAGCAGATTTCGATCCCAAGCTCTTCACGCCGTACAAGGACATGCTTCCACGCATGACGTTCTGGCCGACGCTCGGAAATCACGATGCCAGTACGAGCAATGGGGCTCCATTTTACGATGCTTTCTATCTTCCAACAACTACGGGTGGTCCAGGGCATCCTAGCAATACAGAGCGTTACTACAGCTTCGACTATGGAATGGTCCACTTTGTTTGTCTAGATTCTGAAAGCAGCTCCAGTTCTCCTTCTGGCGCGATGTGGCAGTGGGCTGAGGATGATCTGATTGCTGCCCAAGATTCTCGGTGGCGCATCGTTTTCATGCACCACCCAGTTTACTCTCATGGCACTCACGATTCAGATGCTGAGAGCGAGCTGAGAACTTTGCGTCAGAACTTGGTCCCGTTGTTTGATGCGCAGCTGGTCGATCTAGTGTTGGTCGGGCACAGCCACAATTACGAGCGTAGTTACTTGGTGCGAGCAAGTGCTATCGTTCAGACAAATCCTAGTGACTATACGAATCCTCCAGAGGGAGCGGTCTACGTTGTCTCAGGGTGCGCAGGCAAAACCGGTTCAGGTGATCTGGACCATCCTCTGATGGCGATTGGAATTGGGAATGTTGCTGGATTTTCATATGTAGATGTGACTCCGAATGAGATTCGTGGCTTTTTTGTCGATCAGGATGGCACAACCAGAGATGGATTTTCTATCACAAAAAATGATACGACCGCTCCTCCGGTAGCCTGTTTCACTGCTGAGAGAACAAACTACACCCACATTGCGTTCGATGCTCGATGCTCAATTGGAGATGTCTCTGGTTGGATTTGGGATTTCGGAGACGGCACTGGAGGGCTCGGTGAGCAGACAGGGCACCTGTATCCAGCACCGGGCCGCTACACGGTCTCACTGCTGGTGGTTGGAGCTGATGGCAGCGACACCGAGACTCATGCTGTCGAGGTGCCTGTAGAGCCCATACCCCAAGCTGGGAGTCCGATCTCCCCAGGGCGAGGTATCCGTCCCCCCACGAGTCCTCCTCCGACCTCAACTGGAATCTGGATTGATCCGGATGAGTTGGCTCTCCTACCGACAACGGGGGCAGCCTGGAATGAGCTTCTTAGTGACGCAAATGTCCTTGGCCCGATCAACCTATCGGACCAGGACGAGCAGGATGACTCAAATCTGTTGGCGGCTGCCCTCGTGGCAGCCCGGACTGGAGACGCAGCTCGTGCTGCTTTTGTTCGCTCGACCATTCTGAATGCAATGGAGACCGAAAACGGTGGGCGCACCCTTGCTCTTGGTCGAAATCTTTTGTGCCTGGTGCTGGCGGCTGATCTGATTGGGCTCTCGGATGTCTCTTTCCGATCTTGGCTTGCTGCTGTGCGTACAGAGATTCTGGATGGTCGAACCTTGATTTCTACACACGAAGATCGACCCAACAACTGGGGCACTCATGCAGGAGCATCCCGTATTGCAGCAGCAGTATATCTTGGTGATAATATTGATCTTGCTAGAGCCGCTGAAGTTTTTCGAGGCTACCTCGGAGACCGTTCTGTCTATAGTGGCTTCTCTTATGGTGAATTATCTTGGCAGCTAGATGAATCCAGGCCAGTTGGTATAAATCCATCAGGCACAAAGCAGGGTTTGGATATTGGTGGTGTGCTGCCTGATGATCAACGAAGAAGTGGCAGCTTTCCAGACAACTACGCTGCTAAAACAAACTATGTCTACGAAGGGCTACAAGGGGTCCAGGCTCAAGCAATTCTGCTTGCTCGGCATGGCTACCCGGATGTTTGGCAATGGTCAGCTCAAGCAATTCGGCGGGCTTATTATTGGGCAACTTTTGTGCATGGGCAACCACCTAATGACGCTGTAAATGGGTCAGATGATCGCTGGCAGAGTTGGGTGGTGAACAGAATTTATCCGGGATTGAACTTGCCACAGATCCAGCCTGCGCCTCATGGAAAAGCAGTTGGGTACACTGACTGGACAACCCTTACTCCTACATGGCCATGATTCGTTCTTCTATAACTGTGCTGACGAAAGATGGGTCTAGGTACAGTGCCAACCATCTTTCTATAACATATCTCCCATCAACGCCAGGATCTGGCAGTTGTTCGGCTTTGTCCTTCAATTGTTCTGGTGTGCTTCATCTTGTTCCAGCAGAAAATGTTGATAAGATTCTCTGGGACGTTGCTGGTGCTACTTACTGCTCTGAGTGTGATGGTTCTTTGCATCAGCTTGTCGGTATAGGGATTCACTCAGAAAAGGCTTGAGATTTATGCTGCTTCTAGTTGCTTTGATGTTTCAAGGTGGTGGTCAGCCAGCTTGCCTACCCACTTTTCCTGAAGTGCAAGAAATGCTAGTCCCAGATTGGGACTCTATTCTGATAACGTCAGAACCAGGAATTAGTCCAGAACAAGAGCAGGCGTGGGATTCTATTATCGCCTATGCAGCCTTGACTGAACCCACCTGTGACTGGGTAGATATAGAGAACACACATGACGTTTGGACATTTGCAAATGCCCTAGTATATGCTGGTTCTGGTAACACATCTGCCAGGACCAAAGTGACATTAGCATTGAATCAGTTGATTACTGAGTTTGCATTTGCCAATCCTGCTTTTGTTCCTGCAAACTATTCAATTATTGGCGCTTGCAGAAATACTTTATCTTATGTATTGGCAGCTGATACTATTGATCTAGAGACAGTAGATCCGACTCTCTATGCAGATTTTTGTGGTTGGTTGGAAGAAGCCAGATTGCGGAGTGATTGGGCCAACAATATCTCTGGGGGAGATGGTTGTAAGAATAAAAATATAGCGGGTTGCCATGATGCTCGTCCAAACAATCATGGAAACTATTGTGGAGCCTCAGCTATTGCTATAGGAATATATCTCCAAAATGCCACCTATCTGTGTGCTAGAATGCGAACCTTTAGAGGATTTGTTGGAGATACCACTTACTACAATGGCTTCATATTTCATTCTAATGATTCTTGGCATGTAGATTCCTCAAACAAGAGGGGAATAAATCCTGCATGTAATGGTCAATGTTCCGGAGGGGAGTTGAATGGGTCAATCCCGGATGATCAGCGGCGTGTTGCAGATTGTGGGTTGGGTGATTACCCAGCAGCTTATGGTTTTACCACGGGCTATGCTTGGGAAACAATGCAGGGATTGGTGATGCAGGCACATTTACTCTCTAGATGTGGATTCCAATCGTATGCTTGGCAATCATCTGCGATAGATCGAGCGATAGCCTGGCTTTATGATATCTACAGCTACCCACCTAATGAACTTGCAGATTGCAATGCTGGAGCTGCTTTCGATGATCGTTGGGTTCCTCACATCACCAACAAAGTGTATGGCACCACTCATCCTGTAGAGTATGGCTTGAATCCAGGAAAGAATTGTGGTTTTGCTGATTGGTGGTCTGCTGGACTCTAAGAACAAATGCTGTCCCTGACCCTCCTGGACTGGCTACAGCACCCCCGCCGTAGGGGCAGCATCTTCTGACATGGCGGCGGGGGTGCTCTACTTTTTCTCCCTGCATCACGATTGGCACCATGACTAGCAAAATAGTTATGGATGAGATGAAAAACAACGGGGCTGTTACCAGGGTCGAGTTTGACCTGTTCAAAGGACAGGTCCAGGAATCCTTCAAGGCCCTCCATGAGGATATTCTGGCTCAAGGTCGGCGCATCGAGGAGTTGTTCCGAGCACGGCAGCTCAACTGGCCTCTTGTGCTTTCTGTAATAGCGCTGGTGGGAGCTGCTGCTGGTTTTGGAATCAAAAATTTAGTAGAAACCGCTGCTGTCACAACGAATGTTCATAATAACAATGCAGCCATCGATGATTTTCGTGAGCGGATCAAGGGAATGGAGTCCAATTTCAGAGCCTTAGCCATTGAGCAGGAATCTCAGAACAAATGGATGTCGGATGTTCATAATCTACAAACCCAAATGCTTGATAGAGAGATGAGGGCATTTTGTACAGAAGACAGGAACCACAAACTGATATTCCCGGACATGGACTATTGGCCCCTAAACCAGATAGGCCGCGAAGTGCATGGGGAGGGCCAATGACTTCCGAGAAGCTTATGGAGCATGTGTTCTTTATTTTTGTGACTGCCATGACAGCCATTCTTTTTGTTTTGGTAATTGCCGGCTGAGTGTTGTGAACGAGGGAGACGACTTTCAATACGCCTTGAACTGCGCGCGATCCATCGCGCGGAAATACTCGTCAAAACTAAAACCTCTTGTCAGCTACGATGAAGTGTATGCTTCTGCACTCTATGGCATGGTTTTAGCAGACAAAGAATGGAAGCCTGGCAAGACAGCTTGGCGATTCTTTGTCTATCGGAAAATGCTTTATACAGTCATAGACGATGTTAGAAGATGGACCCATAGCAGGAATGGCACTGCCAGAAAAGTAGTTCTGACAGAGAACCCAGAATCTTTGTTAGATCAAACATCCAATCGTCCTTGGCACAAACTAGAATTAGAGGATCTAGTCAAGGTCATAAGAAATGCCACTACTCCGCTGCTTGCACGCACGGCTGTCCAACACTGGGTGCATGGCTTGAGTAGTGATGCAATTGCCAAACGAGATGGAGTGAGTAGGCACGCAATCCACAAACGACTAGAGAACATCAGGAGACTCATCCGTGACGCCCCGGCTTTCTCCAGTCGAGAGGATAGTAAAGAGCATCGCAGCCCTGCATAACGAAGCAGAAGCGTTGACTCTCGGAGAACTGCTTCTGGAAGACTGCCCGACGAATCTGCTAAAGGCTCTCCTGATAGGACTCGACAAATGGCCAAGCGAAGCAAAGATGGTTGTTCCCCTTCAGACCTGGCCACCCTTCTGACCACTTTCATCGCGTTTGTCTGTGTTGGAACAATGCTCTCCACGATTGTTCTTATTTTATGGATGATACTATTTTGAGGCCTGTGTGGGCTCTAAAGCGTGGCAGGAAGGCGTGTTGGCATTTCTACGAAGATCCGCCCAAACGGCTTTTGGATAGAAGCGAATCTATTTGTGGAAATCACATTTGGCGGATCTCTGATAGAATCCAAAGACTTGAGGCTCCTCCACTTGGGGCACTAATCTGTTCTATCTGCCAGACGATGATTGCACGAGGCAAATATCATGGCTGAACCGATTCCCTTCTTGACAATGAATCGTGAGTTGCAACCATCAACGAGAACTGGTAAGAAGTATTCGCTGCCAGTGAAAATTGTCGGGAACGACTACGTTTCCTGCTGGCAGTTCACAAACGAGGAGATTCAACAGATTACAGAAACTGGAAGGGTTTGGCTGAGGGTGCAATCAAAATACCATCCCCCGGTCTCTGTACATACGGAGGAGCCTGATTAGTGTTCTATCTATTAGATGGTGGAAATCTGATCTGTAGAAGTTGTTATGTGAAGGGGCCTGATCTCTACTCTCCCAACGGAGAGCCTACTAAAGGAGTCTATTTCTTTCTAAAAGCATTGTATTCTATTTGTGCGAATCCAGAAATCACACATCTGGTGATGGCTCTGGACGGCCCGAGGGAAAAGCTACTTAGGAGGAGACTGGATCCCGATTACAAAGCGCAGCGTGATGCTCAGCCGAAGTCGGAGAAGATTGGATCCCAGTTCAAGCTGATCCACGATCTCTGTGCTGCTCTAGAACTGCCTATGGTCCGATTGGATGGCTACGAGGCAGATGATCTGATTGCCACGCTGATCGATCGTCATGCTTCAGAGTCTCTTCCTTGCGTCATCGTCACCTCGGATAAGGACTTCCATCAATTGGCAAGTCCGGTTGTGAAAATCCTAGATCCAATGACGAAAGAGTGGATGGGCCTAAAGGATGTTTCTAGAAAATGGAAAGTGCCCCCAACAAAGATTGTAGAAATCAAGATTCTCATGGGGGACCAGTCTGACAACGTGAAGGGTGTCGCTGGCTTTGGAGAAAAAAGAGCCACAGAAGCTATTCAGAAATATGGATCAGCTGACGCTGTGAAAGAACACAGAAATGATTTTTCGGAGAAACTTTCAGAAAACCTTGAGAAAGCGGACCTAGCAAAACTGCGCCGGATTGTGTCTCTGAATTCTGATGCTCCCGTTGATGTGGAGCTGTCTGCTTTTCGGTTTCAGGGTCTAAATGTCTCCGGAGCGAAACGGATTTTCGACAGACTCGGATTCAAGCGTTGGGCTGGTTGATTCTGGAAAACGATTGCCGTTTTTCGGTATAGTTATTTTGAAGCTCAGTTAGGGCATCATTTTGACCTCCCACCCGAGGTGAGGAGGCGACCTGGCTGGATATTTCATCCTACCGAGTAGGGCTCACCTCGTTGATTTTTATTTTCTATGACCCTGGAGGTCAAAATCTAAATGGCTCACGTTACGAACACCCTGACTGCCGTTACGCCGAAGCTGCTGGCTCAGGGGCTAATGGCTTTGCGGGAAATGGCTATGTTCCCGCGCCTCGTCAATAGTACTTACAGTGCTAAGGCAGGGCAACACGGCTCTACCATCGACGTTCCGCTGCCTGGCGCGGTCACCGGAATTGATATTGCTACTGGGTCAAGCAACCTTGCTCCTGATCCTACAGCTGTTGCTCCCACGACTGTTCCGATTGTGATGAATAAGTGGTGGGACTTCCCGTTCACTCTGGACGACAGGGAAATGCTGGAAGCTATGGAAGGCACTATTCCGATGCAGGCATCGGAAGCCGTCCGTGGCTTGGCCAACAAAGTCGATGCTTCTTGTATCGACCTGTATGTGAAGGTCACCCAATTCCAGGGAACCTTTGGGGCCGTTGGTTTTGATTATTCTGCTTCCAGCGCTACAGCTACTCCGACTGTCAACGCTACAGGGATCCGCAAGCAACTCTCTAAGGCCCTCGCACCGAACGAAAATCGTCACGTCGTTCTAACTCCTGATACGGAAGCTCAGGCTCTGCAAATGCGGGCCTTCCAAGATGCTTCTTGGTCAGGTTCTGTGGACGCCATCTTGGCTGGAAATCTCAACCAGAAGCTGGGATTCCGTTGGTGGATTGATCAGAATTTGAATTCGTCTTTTACTACTGGAACTCTTTCATCTGGTGCTACCATTGAGGTGCAAACGACCACTGCTGCGGGTGCCACCTCTGTTCCGCTTGCTGCTGGTGCCGGCGAAGTCATTGCCTTCAATAAAGGTGATTTGATTGTCTTCAGCAATCATTCAACGGTCTACTGTGTGCAGGCTGATCTTGATGTGACAGGTGCAGCCAACGGTAACGTTTCGATTTTCCCTGCTCTTACTACTGGAGTCACTGCGACTACACACACAGTGACGTTTGCTAGCGGTTACAAAACTGGCGCGATTGATGCTGTTGAATCCGGCTCCCTGAACCTCGGATTCCACCGTGACGCCTTTGCCTTCGCAAATCGTCCGCTCGGTGGGACCGAGCCTGGTCTGGGTTCTATTTCTCAAACTGCTATCGATCCTGTGTCAGGTCTTGCTCTTCGTCTGGAAGTCACCCGAGAATACAAGCGTACCAGATTCTCCTACGATATGCTGTGGGGTGTTGATTTGGTCCGCCCGAATTTCGTGGTCCGCTTCCACGCTAAGAACTAGTAACTGAACTTCTTTCGGCTTGGACTCTAGTTGAATCTGGAGTCCAAGCCGACAATCTAAATGACACGGGTTCTGACTAGAACACTTTACTATCACTATGGTGACACTTTTGATGATTACCAAGTGATTTGGAAAGATGGTTCTGGAACCCCCTTGAATTTGACTGGATATACTGCAACGCTCAGAATAAAGCCTCAAGTTGGTGGCAGTACGGCCCTGGAACTAAACTCTTCTGGAAACGGTCTTGTAATAACACCGGCTGCTGGACTGATTGATTTTCAAGCCTCATCTACAAAGATGAAAAGCGGCTCACTGGCAGCAAACACGAAATACGTTTACGATCTTCAAGTGGCACTCGGCACCAGTGACATCAAAACCCTAATCAAGGGTGATTTCATTGTAGATGCCGAAATTACGGATGTTTAGGACTCTACAATGCCCAAGGGAAATGATCTGGCTGAAGACCTGTTTTATGCTGTCTTCAACAATGTAGTGGCCTCAAGAGCTTTTGCAAGTATGGGCTCTGGGTTTGCTGCAACTGGCACTCCTGGTTCTCTGTACGTTTCGTTGCATACTTCTTCTCCTGGAATAGCCGGAAGTCAAACTACCAACGAGGTGGGCACCGGTGCTTGGGCTTCCTACGCTCGTCAAGCTGTTGCTAGGGCGTCCGGTGCTGGTGGTTGGACAATTACAGATGCTGCTGGAGATGTCGTAAAAGTCGAAAATGCTTCCACAATTTCATTTGCTCAAAACGTTACCAGCTCTGTTACGGTGAAGTTTGCTGCTGTTGGGACCAATAGTTCTGGTGCTGGGCATCTGCTTTATTTTGCTCCACTTGCACTTGCCACATCGCAGGTCTTTGTTGTAGACGATTCTGTAACCAATGATAATGTGACTGCTGTGGCTCACGGATTGTCGTTGAACGATGAAGTGATGTTCATCGACGTTGTTGGCGCTGCTCTTCCTACAGAGATTTCAGAATCTACTGTCTACTACGTTCAGGCCGTAACAAACGTGGACCAATTTACGATAGCCACAACGCAAAGCGCTGGTTCTCCTTTGGCACTAACTAACGGCTCTGGTCGATTTGCTAAAGTCCTTCAGAAGACTGTTGGTGTGAACGACACCTTCAGTATTGATGCAGGAAAACTTGTAATTCTAGAGCGCTAGCGCATGGCCAAGTTCGGCCTCCGGTCTATGACTCAGGCGGCCATCACTTCCGGCGGTCCGACCCAGGATTTCAACATCACCGGGATCGACCAGCCGAAGGCTGCGCTCTACCAGATGACCTCCGGGCTGACGGTCGGAACGATCGCCAGCGTCGCCAGGCACTCGGTCGGGATGACAGACGGTACGACTGAGCGGGTCTGCTACTGCATGTGGGAGAACGGCGGCTCGACGACCGCGACGCACGACACCGGCACCCGTGCGGATACAGCTACAGTAGCTGTGATGTCCGGGACTGCGGATCAGTCGATCGTTGGCGAGGGTGATCACAATCAATGGAACACGACCGGAAGCACGCTGAACTGGGGCGACCTCATGCCGAGCGCGTTTCAGGTGCTCCCAGCTTACTTCTTCGGCACTGACCTGACTGCCGCCGTGGCCGAGTTCTCTGGCAGCGCGACGCAGGACGTGGAGGAAGAAGAGACATTCGGGTTCCGCCCGGATGTGCTAATAGCCATTAGTTATCACTCGACTGGGTTCACCGCCGATTTTGGTGGGAACGAAGCACGCATGTCGATTGGCGTGGCGGTGAACGATCAGGGCACGATTCGACAGTGGTGCTATTCGCACCGCAGCTCTGATAGGCCAGCAAGTACGGAGAACACGAGCGAGTTACGTGACGACTGCATAGCGGCCCAGCTCACTATTTCTAGCGGCAGCGGTTCGCGTGGCGCTCGTCTTGAGGTGACCGGCTTCACGCCGACTGGGTTCAAATGGACTACGCGCGCATCTGCTTTCGGGCTGTCCGTCGCCGTGCTTGGATTGTCGCTGCCACACAGGAGAGTTTGGGCTGGAGTGCCGACGTGGAGTTCTGACTTCACGACCAGCGGCAACAAGTCTACGACCAGCCCCGGATTCAAGCCGATGGCTCACATCAATCTGGCTACGGCGCTGGACACCATCAATACGATCAACAACGCGAACCTGGCCTCACACTACTGTCTTGGTATCACCAGCGCGAGCGAGGCGAACTGCGCTGTCGTTCAGGTTGAGGACGGAGCGGGCACCTCGAACACGCGCTCAGGCATTGTCGCGCAGACGGCGAAAGTCGTAGACAACTCTGGCGGCTCGGTCTACGACCTCACGCACGTCTCGTTCGACACGAGCGGGTTCACGGTCAACCTGCCGGTGGCGATCGCATCTCACCGCCTGGCCCCGTTCTTGGTCTTCGGCGAGGATTTGCCGGATGCCGACTACTTGCGCCGTTATGAGCACACACGCGCGCCCAACACCTCATTGAGGATGTGACATGGCCAACCCGTTCGGAACCTACATAATCTCGACCTCTGGTCTGACTACCTCGACGACGAGCGATTTCTTTCAGCTCCGTAATCCAACCGGCATCCGCGCCGAAATCCTAGAGATTAGCGTATTCCAGACCGGATCTACGGCCCTGGCGATGAACGCGATTCGCCTCCTGCGTGGGACTGGTGGTACTGGTGGTACTTCAATCACGACAGAGTATTCACTAGATACTGCTGGCGTTGCTCCGGGCAGCAACATAGATCCCTACACCAATAGCGGCGGCGCGTTCTCTGCAAACGTCGGGGCATCGACCACGACTCTCATTTACTTCGTCGGCTGGAACACTTTGCAAGCAGCCGTCTGGCTTCCGACGCCGAAGTTTCCGCTCGTGCTGCGGCCGAGCGACCAGCTCGGTCTGTCACTGAACGTCAGTGCCACGATCTCCGGTGTCGGTGTCAACATCGTGTTGGAACTCTACGGTGCGTAGCGCGTGGCTGATCCGATTGGGACCTACTGTGTCTCACAGACAGGGCTGACGCCGAGCTTTAGCAACGACTTCTTTCAGCTTCGCAACCCTGGCGGCGTTCGAGTTGAGCTGCTTGAGCTGCGCGTTTTCCAGACTGGCTCGACAGCGATCATGAACCACTCGCTCTTGCTGCTTGTAGGTACTGGTGGGTCCGGTGGGACGGCTCTTACCGAGTACGAGATCGACACAGTTGGTTCCGATGCCGTCGCTACAGCGCATAGTAACGCAGGCGGGATCACGAGCATCAGCACGTTCACGCTGATGGCCAGTCTCTGGTGGGTGAACATCCACGAGACGGTCTGGTTCCCGACTCCCAGTTTCCCAGGGCTCCTTCGGCCAGGACAACAGTTTGCCGTTGCTATAGGGACTGGTCAGCCTACCTTCGTCGGCATATCACTTGTCTGGGAGGAATACGGCGCGTGACTGGCGGTGCGCGATGGCATGGTGGTTCTGGTGGCGTCTACCGCCAGGTTTGGGTTTCTCGGCCTCCGGGACCGAGGGCTCAAGAAGCAGTTGCCAGTGGGCAGACAATAGAAGGAGAATGTCGGTGTGAGGGGGAGGCTTTCCAGCATGTCACAGCTGCACTAACAGTTGGAGGAATCAGCTTCCAGAACGGAGAAGCTGAACAGCAGACGACAGCCAAATTGAATCTTGGTGCTGTGTCTTTTGGACTAGCTGAAGCTGATTCCTTCAATCTGACTAAGATAAATCTGGGAGTTGCCAGCTTCAGCTTAGGAGAATCGGATCCCCAAGTGGTAACTAAGCTGATACTTGGTGGAAATGTTCGTGATACTGGCGAGGCAGATGTCAGATTAGAGTCAAAGATAAATCTGGGAGCTACCTCATTTGCTTTTGGTGAAGCTGATCCCAGCACTATTAGTCAGCTAGCCATCAAGGGGGAATATCGTACTGAAGGAAATGCTGATTTCAATGCGTCTGCTGGTCTTGCGCTGAAAGCGGAATACAGAACTGAAGCCGAAGCTGATTCTAGAGTTACTGCTACAGGAATTCGTGGAACCAATATCTTTGCTGAAGCTGAATCTCTAGAAAATGCGACTGTCAGAATAAATCGTGGTGGCGTTTGCAATGATTTGGGACTGGCTGATCAATCTACAACAGGACGCTTGTTGCTGGGTGCATGGAGCTTCAACCTTGCTGAAGCCGATGCTCAATCTATTGGTCAGCTTCTATTGGGAGCGCAGACACGCACTGAGGCTGAGGCTGATGCCCAAGCAATTGGAAGCCTGACAGTCCGGGCTTTCGTCTTTGATCTTGGAGAGATCGCAGAGCGTGCGGAGGCTACGGTCACAAGCCCCGGCAGCATTTTTGGTGAGGCCCGTTGTGAGGGTGAAGGGATCCCTAGTATTCTGGCCAAGCTGAGTATTGGGGGCTTCAATTTTGTGCTTGGAGAGTCAGATCCCCAAGTAACAGCTAAACTGAATCTAGGAGCAGCAAGCCGAGACCTCGGAGAGGCTGACGCTCTCAACACCAGCAAGCTCAATCTGATGGCTTCTAGTTTTCATCTTGGAGAAGCAGATCCACAGAGTGCAGTCAGATTGAGCTTGAAGGGCTCTAGTTTTGATCTCGGAGAATCAGATCCTGTTGTCACCAGTAAGCTCCATCTCAGCGCTTCTAGTTTTGATTTCGGAGAATCGGATTTTGCTGACACTGCCAAAATAGATCGAAGAGCTTCCAGCTTCGATCTCGGAGAATCGGATTCTAGAAACACATCTTCTGTAAGATTTGGTGGGACTAGCTTCTTCTCTGGGGAGAGTTCAGAATCCAGCACAGGGAAAATAATTGCCGGAGCGGTGGTCTTCGTTGTCAACGAAGCCGATTCACGGAGTCAAGGTTCACTGGCCATCAGGGGTAATGTCTGGGTCAACGGAGAAGCCGATCCCAGAAGCACAGGCCAGCTTCTGCTAGCCGCAATCCTGAATGGTTTGGGAGAGGCAGACCCCAGAGCCGAGGGATCGATCCTAGTCTCGGGGCAAGTCGTTGGGGAATGCCGAATCCTGGGAGAGGCTGACATGAGAGCTGGCAGCTCTCTGCTCCTGAAGGCTCTCCTGGAGGCTTTGGGAGAGGCTGATCCGAAGGCTATTGGCGCTCGTGCGGTGAGTGGTGCGGCCACAGAGCAGGGCAGTGCTGAACTCCAAGCTCTCGTCAAGCTGATTCGTGGGGGAAGTACATTCGATCTGGGAGAGGTTGATGCCTCAGTTCGTGGTTTCCTGAAATTCGCAGAGGTGCGAATGGAGGGAGAATCTGATGCTGGTGCAGCAGGATCACGAGCTATCAGCTCCTCCTGCTTTGCTCTTGGAGAGGCAGATTATCAAACAACTCTAACTCTTGGAATCAGAGCGTTTGTCTCTGCTCTTGGCGAAGCTGATTTCCGATCTGTTGGAAAACTAATTCTGGGAGCACGATCTCTCAGTATTGGTGAGTCTCTTGAGAGTATAATTACAGTCAGGCGGGGCGATGTTCAGAAAATCATTATTGAGGTCATTCGAGCCAAGAGTGGAATCATCATTCTGAGAGCGAAAGAGCCTGTCACAGTTTCTAGAACAAAAGAAGTATACACTGTGGAGCTGTCCTAAAATGAAAAGCACAAAAACAACGGTTGCTGGCATTGCCACTGGGGTTGGAATTATTGCTTCTCTGATTTCCAACATTTTTAGTGTTGAGGGAGCAACTCTTTTTGATATTTTTGCCACTGAAAATCTTTCGATGCTGGTGGCTGGCATTGGAGCAATTCTCATGGGTCTATTTGCTCGTGATGATGATATCACGTCCGAAGGTGGAACAGCTCCGAAAGACGCTAAGAAATGATTCTAAAAAATCTGCTGCCGGCATTACTACTCAGCGTCACAGCCTGTGTGACGAATCCAATTACCGGAGAGCCTGAGCTTGATCTTGGAATTGTTCACAAAGAACTAATCCAGATACAGAAGGATCTGGATGGAGCTATTGCTATTTTTGGCATGGAGTCCGAGACCGAATTGGTAGAGACTCTAATGCAAATAAAGGAAGCTGCTGCACTAGTCGATGCAGCTGTTGTTTCTAATTTGGAGACTGGTGAGCCTTTTGACTTTTCAGATGTCATCGGAATAGCTCTTCAAATGATTCCTGAAGTGCATGAGGTCTCCGATGATAATCCAGAAAATACACAGCAAATGCGTTTGTTGGTGTTCGGAGTTAGAACAGTTCTAGAACGAATCCAACTTTACTCAGAATAATGGGATGAGGCCGAACGGGTGGGCTGACAATTCAACAGACGGCCACACTCTTGCATCCGTCTCATCCCATTTCAATTCATGGACAAACAAGAGGTTCCTGATTATTTGCCCGAAGAACTTCCCGAAGGTCGAGACCCGGTAGATGAGTTGTACGAAGCACTTATCAATGTGATAGATGCTAGGAGGCCTGCTCTTACCAGGTCAAATATAATTGGAGTTCTAGAAGACATAAAAGTGCGTCAGATAATGTGTTGGCGTGAGATGGACAATAGCAAAGAGGATTAGAGACAATGCCTGAAGACACTCCTGCTGAAACTATGTGGGTGGTGAAAAAGAATAATGGCCATAGGGTATTGATCAATGCGGCGGCCTACAACCCACAATACCACGATCTACCGAAATCAGAGCCTGTGAAGGTGGAAACTCCTGCGCGTAAGAAGTTGCCTGAAGAAGAAAAGAAACCGGAGCCGGCAAAAGTTGAAGTAAAGCCGTCTCCAATTTCTCCTGATCAGATGGCAACAATGTCCCTGCGGGAGTTGCAAAACCTGCCTGCGTATAAGGAAATCCGAGATAGAACTTTCAAGACCAAAGAGGATGTAATCAAGGCCCTACAAGAAGTGATGGCTGAGTAATCCTATGGCGCTGGACGCAACGATTGGTGGGGCTAATTCCAATTCCTATCTAACGGAAGCGGAGGCCAATGCCTATCTAACCAATGAGCGTCTGTATATAACTGCTTGGACAGCAGCCACTACTACGGTCCGTGAGCAGGCTCTAATCTGGGCCACATTTTTGATTGATGCCTCGTTTGAGTTCGAGGGTTCCCGTCGATATTTGACTCAGGCCCTGCGTTTTCCAAGAGCTGGATTGGTTGATGTTGATGGGGACTACATCGACCAAGACACAATTCCTTCACTGATCAAAAAGGCTACAGCTACCTACGCACTTTACCTTCTCCAAGGAGATCGCACTGCTGAGCCATCTATTCTCGGCCTTGGAATAAAGGAAGCCAAGATTGGTCCGCTGTCTGTGATTGTAGATTCACTGGAAAACAAACCAATTATCCCAGACGACATTGCACTGATACTCGCTCCGCTTGGGTCTCTGACGAGTCAAGCTTCTGAAGGCAGTTCTGTGGTCAAACTAGATCGAGCGTAATTTATGGGGGCTCTCGATACTGCCTTCAGAGACATCGCCAGCTCTTTGATCGGTGTTTTTGTCTCTGACTTATCTACTCTGACCAGGACACCTGCTCCTGTCTATGATCCAGCACTCGGTGAGGATCTTGCTGCTGCGCCAACCACTTACAGCATCAAAGTTGCACCTCCTGAGAATTACAAGTCCCATGAGATAGACGGAACAGCTGTGCGTCGTACGGATCTGAAAACCTATGTCGCTGCCAAGGATCTAGCTGTAGTTCCAGATTCTCAGACCGACACCCTGACCTTCAATTCTGTCGTCTACAAAATAGTTTCTGTAAAAGGGCACCAGTCTGGCGACCAGATTGCCCTCTGGGAACTGCAATTGAGAAAATAGAACATGGGAGCCTTCACAGATCAGATCCGGGCTTTCAATCGGAAAGCTCAGTCTCGCGCGGATGGAGCGCTAAAGGCTGTGGCAGTGGAAGCCCTACGGGGCGTTCTGAAGCGCTCGCCCGTGGATACTGGGGCCTTTCGGGGCAACTGGAAGGCTGGGGTGAACAGCGTCCAGAGCGGCTTCAACAGAGACGACAAATACAACGGGCAATTCAACGACGATCCGAGCTTCGATGAGCTTGGGTCACTTCTTGCAGAAGATGTGAAATTCGGGGATACAGTTCATATCACCAACGATGCTCCTTATGCTCGGGCTCTAGAATCTGGAAGATCGAGAACGATGGCCCCAAATGGAATTGTGGGAGTTACAGAAGCAGCTCTGCGTGCGGAGGCCGATGCAATAATTACGGCATCTGCTTCTAATCTCCGCAGGATTCTCTAATTATCCGTATAACTAGATGGGCTCTCGAAGCGTTGCTGGCCGAGCCTGAGGCGCTTCAGTTTGCTCGGCCTTATATTTTCTGTTTTGGGAAAGCCGGATCTTAGAAAGATTCGTCAGACGATTCGGGAGTGTTTCCTGGACGGATTGAGCGAAGCCTTAGACCCTGCGCGGGTTGCGTGGGAGAATCGGGCTTTTACACCCCCCACGGACGATTACTGGATCCAGGAAACTCTCCAGATCATTCTGGAGAACCCTGCGGCGTTGGAGCTGTGGCAGATCCTCGGCAAGACCAATTTTGCTGTTTTCTATCCTGTTGGAAAGGGAACAGAGAAGATTGAAGAGCTAACACAGAAAATATCAGAGGCTTTTGAGAAGTATTACTCCCTGAATACCCAAGGGATTGCAGTGGGGATCGAGCGCATTGAGCGTTCGGTAAACACACAGTTCGATGATCACTGGTGGATGGGAGTTGTGTCTATTTTCTGGAGGGCTTACGCCCCCGCTGCTTTTCCCTTTGTTGCTAAAGTGAGCTGATAGAACATGGCTATTGGTGTAGGAACGAACGTCAGCCTCCGATACAAGGTCGAGACAACTAGAGGCACAGCTCCGTCTGGTAACTGGGCTTTTCTGAGAGCCACAAGCCGGAACATCAACCTGAAAAAGGACCTTCTGGAATCTGCTGAGATCAATTCTACTCGTCAGCGTTCTGATGTCCGACATGGGTTCAACAGGGTTGAGGGGGAGATTGGCTTTGAGTTGTCTGTTACGACCTATGATGAGCTTTTGGCTTATGCAATGGGTCGTGCCAACACAAACATTGAGCCTGCCAACAACACGGCTGTTGGTGGATCTGGCTATAACGGATGGCTGATGCCCGCTCAGGTTTCAGGGACCAACCTCTCTATTTCTTCTGTCACTCCACCTTCCGGCAGCACCCCTGGAACGATCGTATTCACGCTAATAAATAACGCTGCTAACACAAACTGGATTGATCTTGGTTATCGGCCGGGGGATTGGGTTGTGTCATCTGGGTGGAGTCTTGCAAATAACAACTCGGGGACTGCAAATGCGCCTTCTCAGTGGCGAGTTATGACAGTCACTGGTGCAAATCTGACTTGCCAAATTCCAACCACAGCTTCTGGTCAAGCTACGGCGAGCGGAGCTGCTGGAAATACAATTGATTTCGATGGGCATAAGGTTTCTATTGGGACAACGCTGAATACAATATCAATAGAGCGAGCATTTACTGACGTTCCGAATTTTCAAGTTTTTTCAGGTTGCGCAATCAGCACAATGAGTTTCACTGTTCGCCCAGATGCGATTGTGGGTGGAACTATGGGATTCATTGGTATGAATGCTGACATTGATAATGCTACTACGTCAGCTGGAACTCCTACCGCAGCAGCTACAAACTCTCCTCTTGCTGCATTCGATGGCTCAGCGTTGTTTGTGAAAAATGACGGGACACATATCCAAGCCACCGTCACTAGCATTGATTTCACTCTAGACAACCAACGCACACTATTTCCTGTAGTAGGCTCCAAATTCAGCCAGGATGTGTATGAGGGAGTAGCTAAAGTCACCGGAACCATTTCACTTCTTCTTGAAAACAGAGATCATCTCACAGCGTTCCAAGATGAGTCCACACTAAATTCAGTTGTTGTTCGACTGAATGAGCTTGGCACAGCAGAATTCTTGTCATTTGCATTTGATCGTGTAAAATACACTTCTGCTGACATCGATCCGCCGCAAAATGGTCCAGTCATCATCACTTGCACATTTGAAGCCTTAGAGCAGACTTACAATGGCTTCGATGCTGCGGTCGAAAGTAAGGAAGTCTTCAGAATTCAGCGCTCGACTTGATATCGGAGTTCACTTATGCCGACTAGCGGGACTAATGTTACGATTGCTTACATTGGGGAAAGCACTCTTTCCCACGGCACAACTCCGGCCAGCCCGAACTTCACTGTTGTTCGAGCTATCGGTCGTAATATCAATCTAAAAAAGGACGCAATCGAGTCTGCTGAGGTCTCTGCTACCCGACTTCGTTCTGATGTTCGTCATGGGTTCAGCCGTGTTGAAGGAGAAATCACGGTTGAGCTTGGAATGACAACATACAACGATTTCCTGCTCTGGACACTGGGAGGATCTAGCGCTGGCAACGATCCGACCTGGGACACTCCAGTCCAAGCAACTCAAGCGGCGCACACACTCTCAGTAACGGGAAACAACACCTTCACCAGACTTTCTGGGAACTGGATTGATCATGGTTGGAGACGTGGTGATTGGTTTACGACTGCCGGTTTTCCGAGTTCTGTCAACAACGGCACGTTCAGAGTAAAAACCGTTACAGCCACAAACTTGACCATTGCACAATCAACTTCACTGGTCAACGAATCTGGCGATGGTGGTGAGACTGTTACTTATATTGGAAGCAAAGCTTTGATTTATGGTCTAAACGGATCAAGACTGAAGACGTTCTCACTAGAGCGGCAGATTTTGGATCTGAATGCTGCTGGTGACGACTTGTACCAAATCTTCCGTGGCTGCACAATAAATTCCTTGAATATATCCGCTAGACCAGAGGGATTGGTGCAGGCTACTTTCAATATTCTTGGAATGACCGGAGATATTAACAACTCAGCCACAATTGATACTACTGGAGGATCTACACCATACACGGCTGCACCTACTAATCCACCATTTGCCTCAGTGGATGCTGAGGTCTACACGCAATTCAATACTGACGCTCCTGTAGCCGCTTCAGCAATAGACTTCACAATTGACAACCAAAGGAGTTTGTTGCCCCAGATTGGGAAGACTACTTCTGAGGATGTTTACGAAGGTGTAGCCAAGATTACTGGCACACTTTCTTTGCTGCACCAAAACACAACCCACGTTACTAACTTCCAAAACGAAACTGTGCAGAATATGTTACAGGTTCGTTTCAAAGAGCTAGGAACCTCTCAGTTCCTAGCCTTCACCTTCTTCAAGGTGAAGTACACATCTGCTGACATTGATCCTCCGGCTAACGGTGCAGTGATCGCTCCCTACGGCTTTGAGGCATTGGAAGACACCTATAATGGAACATCTTCCTACAAAGAAGTGATGCAGATTCAACGCTCCGTCTAAAACATAAAAATGGATCTCTCAAAACTTGATACTGTTGCTGCATGTGATGAAGGCGCTGATCTGGAGCTGGCTCACCCTATCAGTGGAGCGGTTCTAACTGACGAAAAAACTGGTGAGGCTGTCACTATCAGGCTGATCGGTGCTGATTCCAAGGAATATCAGGCTCTCACCCACAAGGCGCAGACGAAGCGCCTGAACAAGCGCCTGTCTCGTGGTGGTATCGTGAAGATGACCGCCGAGGAGCTGGATGCGGATGCCCTGGAGCTTCTGATCCACTGTACGAAGGGTTGGAAGCATATAATGGTAGATGGTAAGGAATTGGTTTTCAACGAGGCCAATGTCCGCGCCCTCTACGTCCGCTTTCCCTGGATTCGGGATCAAGTCTCTGACTTCGTGCAGGAGCGGGCTAATTTCTTGGGGGAGCCATCGAATCACTCCTCGCCTATGCTGAAGGAGCATTCGAGCTAGCCCGCCCATCATCTCCCGGGTCCCAAGATTCCATTGCGGACCACCTACGTCATGCTGCAATCCGACAGGGGCTGGATGAGGATTTCTACATCCGCCAGCGGCATGACAAGGAGATGCCGGAGGATCTGGAATATCTTTGGGCAGTTTTTGTGGAGCTGTCCAATTCTAGAGGTGTTGGACAAACTGGAGCAGAGTCAATCACACTTTCCAACATCTATAACTGGTCACAACTGAAGCGAGTCGTTCTCTCACCGTGGGAGATCGACACCATTATCAGGCTAGATCATTTGTGGTTGAAGATCCTTGGCAGACCTAGCACAACTGGAAATAAGAATCCAAAGCGCTGATGCCAAGGTAGCAGCGCAGAATCTTGCTGATCTAGAAGCATCAGCAAAGCATCTGGATAGCACCGCACGGAGTCTTCAGTCAGCTCTGGCTCCGATGCAACGTACACTAGCTGCATTGTCTCGCCTTCAGCTGAATGCTGGAAAGATCGATGCCCTAGCCACAGCAGCTGCTGCCTTGGGTCCTGCGGCTTCCAGGGCGACCGCCCCACTAGCAGCACTGACAGCAGGATTGACTGCTCTGAATACAGCAGTTGCTGGTATCGGGCAGTTGCGCCTGAATCTGACCGGCCTTGGCCTTACCAATATCGAGGGTAAGGTAAAGGGCTTACAGGCCATTGGACCTGCTATTACTGGTTTGGCACAGCAAGCAGCAGCTGCTAATCCAGCACTAACTGCGCTCAACAATAATCTGGGAGCGTTGGTTGTAAATCTGGCTGCTTTGAATCGCACTCGCACTGGGAACATTGGTCTTGGAAGGCTGACCACGGACTTGTCTGCAAGCACCCGCACGGCAGTCAAGGGCACAAATGATCTAAGCCAAGCAATCAATAATGTCAATGCCAGCGTCACGAAGTTTCGTATTTTGGGCTCGTTGCTGGCAGCCGGATTTATCGCTACACGGGTTGCCAACCGGGCTCTGATTGACACGCTTGGAAAGTTTGAACAGAACCTGGCTTCTCTCCGTGGTGTTGCCATTGATGCCACAGCCTCACTGAAGACCCAGGAGGACCAATTCAATAAACTAGAGCAGGCTGCAAGAAACATCGGTCAGACAACCAGATTTACTGCGGTCGAGGCTTCAGAGGGCCTTCTGGTGCTGGCCAAGGCTGGCATTAGTGTTGAGGAGTCCATAGAAGTCCTGCCTTCAGTATTGGCTCTGGCTCAAGGTCAGTTGATTGAGGTTAGTGCTGCTGCTGAGACTGTCACCTCGGTTCTGCGGCAATTCGGGATCGACACTCTGAATGCTTCCAGAGTGGTAGATGTATTGTCAGAAACAGCCAACCTCTCGGCTACCGATGTCCAGAACCTAGCAGAGTCGTTCAAGTTTGTTGGACCAGTTGCTGCTGCTCTAGGCCGTGATCTTGAGGAAATCTCTGCTGCTCTTGGCGTACTTGCTAATTCTGGAATCAAAGGCAGTCTGGCTGGCACCACGTTGCGTGGAGTGCTGACAGCATTGGCTGATCCAACAGATGTGGCCAAGGAGCGCATCCGTGATCTTGGGCTGAGTCTGGATGAGCTTGATCCCTCAGTCAGCAGTCTAGAATCTATTCTAACATCCTTCTCATCTACTTTTGTCTCCACCGCTGATGCTGTAGATATCTTCAACAGAAGGAACGCGGCAACCTTCCTAATTCTCCAAGATAATCTTGGTCCACTAAACGATTTTCAACAAGCTCTCGAAAAGGCTCGTGGAGAAACTCTGCGCTTAGCTCGTCTGCAAGACGACACATTGCTTGGTGCGTTCAAGCGCTTTAGGGCCATTCTTCAGGATAATATTCTGAATCTAACTGGCTTTCAGGGTGCCCTTAGAACCACGACGGAGTTTTTCACTGACACGCTGAAGGTGCTGGCAGATGTAGATGACGATCTAGCCAAGTCTAATGATTCAGCTGTTGCATTCGCTAAAGTTCTTGAGTTTCTTGGATCTAAGGCTGTAACAACAGCAGGCGCACTTGTCCTCATAAGCACAGCTATCATTGCAATCGGTGCTGAAGTCAAACTGGCCACAGTTGGGCTAACTGGATTCAATGCAACTCTTGCTGCAACTAGGGCATTGCTTGTTGGGCACCCGATTCTTCTAATTGCTGGGGGAATTGCTGCCGCCACTCTTGCCGTAAAGGCTTTTACTCCTGAAATAACTAGCGCTGCTGAGGAAATTGCCAAATTCGGAGACCCTGGCACCAGACAGCAATTTGAGCAATTTATAAAGCAGATTAGGGATTTTGATGCAAAAATCGAACTGAAGATTGACGAGGGAGAGTCCGACGCGGCTTTGGAATTGATGCAGGCTCGCTTGCTGACTATAGAGACGATTATTGATGAGTTGAAGCTCGAACTCATAAAAAACCCACAAGAAGCAGTCAAGCCGCTAGAAGACGTACAAAAGCTGCTCAAAGACATTGGCCAGACTCCTCTATTTGAGGAGCTGGTTACAGAACGCCAGAAGAACGTCCTCAAGGACTCAATTACTAAGACCCTCTCAGAAGCTGTAGTAGCAGGAGTTGAATCATCTGGAACAGCTTTCTCAAAGTTGGGAGCTTTGCTTGCTACGTTGGGACAGCCGGGCACCGAGCGTTTTGAGGACATTTTTACTGGAGGACTTATTCAAGTCACTGATGAAGATGCAAGAAGGATCCAAGTCCAGATAAACAAGCTGATTAGAGACACTAGATCAGAATTGCAAGCGGGTATTTCAAACCCGCCAATCAGGGAGGCTCTCGCAGGAAACCTTCAGTTAGATGATACTCAAACTGCTCAGCTAAGAGAGGCTGTATCAGGGTTGGTTGCAGAGTTTGTTGATTCTAGCCGATTGCTGCAAGTCAACATTTCTGATGTGCTGCCCTTCATACAAGAGCAGTTCCAGCTGAGCACTGAAGAGGCTGAGGAATTCAAGAAGAAGTTAGAAGCGATAAACACCGTTCCAGGTCTCACGCCTGAACAGATCCAACTTCGATCTGAATTGATTGAGAAAATAGCTGATAATAAGGAGGCCATCAACGAACTTGTTCAATCCCTTGAAGATGAGATATCCACCAATCAGCAGCTATTTGGTATAAAGGAAGCAGACCGGGCTTTCACAGAAAGACGTATTGAAGCCGAACGTCTACTTGCAGACGCTCTTTCAGCTAGTCTACAAGCTAATGAGCTTGATAAGATTGAGCTGATTGCTAGGATTGCCAAGCAGAAAGAGGCGGGAGTCGTCACAGAAGAAGAAGTCAAAAATCTCGCTAACTTAGAGCGACGGCTTATTGGTGCATCCGAAGCTGAGAAACGATTAGCTCAGGAGCATGTCAATCGGTCTGAGGCTGTCCGACTGCTCATAGAGATCATGCGTGAGCAGACGCGAGCTGAAGAGGATGCCAACACTAGGAGCGAGGCTGCTGCAAAGGCTCGTGATTCTCTTCTCAGTCAGGCTGTGCAGTCTGAGAAAGCCTTTCAGCAAGCCCTCGATGAGCGCCTACTTGCTACAGGACAAATATCCGAAGTCGAAGTACGACTGCGCGAGGTAGAACGAAATCTTGTTGGGGACACGCAACTCCGGAAATTGTCTAACGAGGGACTTGCTGAATCAATCGAGGCCAATGTTCGACTTCAGCTACAAGAGGAGACTGCTCTAGAACAGCTAAACGATGAAAAACGAGAAGCGATCAAACTCAACAAGGAGCAGCAGTCGTCTCTAGAGCGACTAATTCGGGACTTGGAGCTTGAGCGAGAAGCCATCGGCAAGAGTAATGTAGAACGAGAAGTCCTTTCTAGACAGCGGCGCTTGAGTATCACACTAACTGATGAAGAAGAATCTGCCCTGAAAACCATCATTCAGTCTCTGGATCAATCTGCTAGAGCGGAGCAACTTGGTCGGGACATTGGTGGTGCGTTTACAGGAGCCATAAAAGATGTTCTGATTCGAGGAGCTGATCTAGAGGAGACAGCAAAGAATTTGCTGCTGCGCATCGGTGAGATTTTCCTCGATGCTACGGTATTCAAGCCTCTAGAGGATGCGCTTGCTAGGGCTTTCGGGAAGTCAACTGGTGCCCAAAGAATAACTGCTGGTAAGGATTTTGTTGATACATCTGAAGTAGAGGCCGCTTTTGCCACATTGCGTGAACGGCTACTTGGTTTGGAGGTTGAAGGTGATTCTCTGGCAGCCGCTTCTGTACAGCTAGAAAAAGCCAATCTGATTGGACTTGATTTTGCCAATAGACTACTACTTGCAGCACAAGCTCTGCAACAAGCTCTAGCTGCTGGAGCTACAGCTCAACGTCTGCCTCCGATTTCTGGTGGAGTCATTCCTGGAGTCAGCCCTCCGGGTGGAGGGCCGTTTGTTCCGGAACAGACGCAGGCCCTTGAAGAGTCTTCAGAAGCTCTGAGTGCGTTCAGCCAAGGACTGCGAGAGCAGCTGGCTGTCATCGAGGGGAATAAGGCCAAACTTGGAATTGGCGTTCAGGCTCCAGAGAGTGTCGGAGAACTTCCTACATCGTTGTCTTTGGTTGGACTTCAGTTGGAAGCCATTGAAGATGCCATTCGTAGACTGCCAGATATTCCTCTGGAGACTCGTCAGCCTGATCTCGATTTGCCTGCTATTCGCAATCAGGCAGCCATTATCTCGAAGGAAATCTCACGGGCTGTCGAGGCTTCTGCTCCTGCTCCAGCATCTCTGAATTTGCCAGTTGTGCGCGCTCAGGCCGAACAGTTAGCCAAGGAAGTTCAGTTCTCTAAGCAGGCCCCTGGTTTGGATCTGCCTCGGGTTCGTGCTCAGGCCAAAGAATTTTCTCGTGAGTTGGAACCCATCTTCGAGAGGACACGCGAGGAAACTCAGCCTCCGCGACTGGAACTGCCTAGAGAGCTTCCTGTCATTTCTCCTGATCTTCGGCGCTCAATCCGTGAGTTGGAAAGCGCCGTTGAATCCATCCCCAGAGAGCAGATTCGTTCAGAAGTCAGAAGCCCAATCAAGAGGCAGCTAGAGCAGCAGTCTGTCGAACTCCGGAAGATTCAGGACGACACCGAAGACCAGACCAGGGCCATCAGGAAATTCCCCACCCCACAACTGGAGCTGGACGAGGATTTTCTACAACGCCAGGGGCGGCGACCTCTGCCGGAAGGCCCTCAGATCCCGCCCAGACTGGCCTTCCAGGGCATCCCGTTCTCTGAGCTTCAGCAGGCCCTCCAGGGCGCTCCAGGAGGACTCCAGACTGCCGGGCTGACCCCAGCGCAGCTCAACCAACTCAGGGCCGCCTCGGTGCAGTTGAATCGGTCTGGACTCGTGCTCACAGAAGCCGGCCAGACACTCTCCCAGGCGGGCCAGGAGCAGATTCAAGCTGCTCAGACCACTCAGATCAAGAAGCAGGAGGCTCCTGAGATCGAGGGGCCTAATCTAAACAGTTCATTTTTTGGAAACTTCTTCGAGAACATTTTTGGTCAAGTATTCCAGCAACTGATTTCTGGAATCAAGTTTGCTCAGGGTGGTGTTTTCACAAATAGAATCGTGAGCAGTCCCACGGTTGCTCCTCTGGCTCTGTTCGGTGAAGCTGGTCCCGAGGCCATTGTCCCTCTGGAAAGAACAAGAAATGGATTGGCGGCTTCTGCCTTCTTCAACCGGAAGGAAATAGGAGGTCTGCCGGTTGTGCGTGGTCCTGGAGGCAAGTTGGGTGTGGACCTGAAAGGTCTGCTGAGCCCACTGTTGGAATTCCAGGATGGTGGATTGTTCCCATTGGGACTTGAGCGCTTCCAGGCTGGAGGTGTTGTGGGAGGCCAGATTCGATCTGCTCCGATCATCGTACAGGCAGAGGGAGGTGGATCGAGTCAGGCTGTGAGTATCAGCGTGCGGAACGAGTTCAAATTCGGTCCAGGGACTCGGCCTGATCAGGGATTCCGAAAGGCGGCACGGCAATTTGAGGCTGATTTGAAGGATCGCACGAGGAGGGTGCTGTAAATGATGTTGGAATCCAGAATTGCTCCTATCATGACAGTTTAGCGGCTTGAAAAATGGCGTTCCACAATCAAGCAATTTTCCCCCGTGATGTCAGTCTGGGGACTCGCGGTGGACCAGGCTTTAGGACAACTATCATTGAAGCAGACTCCGGAAGCTCTGAAAGAATTGCTCGTTGGTCTAGTGCGCGTAGAAAGTACAACGCAAGATACGGCATCAGGACTCTAAAGCAGCTTCAGGATGTTCTGGTTTTCTATCTTGCTCGGGGTGGTCCAGTAAATGGATTTAGATTTCGTGACTGGATGGACTACACGACAGCTTCGGACCATCGCAGTGCTCCATCTGCAACCAATCATCCAACGAGTCCCTCTACTGGAAACGGAACCAATGTTCTGTTCCAGTTGCAGAAAATCTACACCAGTGCAGCACAGACTGTAACTAGAACAATCACCAAACCTACTGATGGCACAGTTTTGGTTGCTTTGAATGGAACACCAACAACATCCTTCACATTAGATGATAATACTGGTGTGATCACGATGAACTCAGCTCCAGGAGCCGGAGTTTCTGTGACTGCTGGTTGCGAGTTTGATGTGCCTGTTCAGTTCGGGGCTGAACTTGACGATGTTCTTCAAGCGTCCATCGACAACTTCGATTCTGGTGATATTCCTGATATTCCTCTGACTGAGATTATTGGAGATGTCAGCAGTCCTGAGCGATTCTATTACGGTGGATCTACCATCATAAACCCAACTTCTGGGGAATTCCGGCAGATCAGTTTCGGAATGGGTAGAGTCTTGATTTTCACTGGAACAAGCTCTGCGACAATGATCATGCCCAATCCTTCGGGGTTGGAGACTGGTGGGCCGTACCATCACATCGTTGAGGGAGGTAGTGGTAGGACTATCACTTTCATTCGACATGATACTGGAGCCACTCTTTTCACTCTTGGCAGTTCTATTACTAGTGCAATGAGTTTTGTCTATATTTCTGGGACTACCAACTTTTGGGGATTTTTGACTAACGGTTAGGTCATGCTAGCGCTAGCAGATTTCTATGGTGGGGGGCAGGCGATCTCCCGATCGACTGGATTCAGTTTTCAGAGCCCTCCAATAGCAGAATTGACCTTGGGCTTTCCTCGTGTATTGGTGATCACACTCACATCTTCTGGCCAGACTGTGACACTTCCGAACTTGTTAGATCCAAGACTGTCTGTTGGAATCCACAATCTGATCATCATCAATGGGGGATCAACAAACGCCTTCAACCTTGCAGGTTCTGGATTTACTACGTTCAGCCTGGGGACGAAAAAAGGTGTGATCATTTCAGTCTATAATAACAGCGGCAGCAAAGAATGGACCGGCTACCAGAGTCAGTGGGATTGGAGGCCATAGAAAATGGCCACGCTTACAATTGGACCTGGTAGTAAGAATCGGTTTCTCAGAACTGAGATCCTGGACAATACTACGTCTTGGGTGCGTTCTGGAACGGGCTCAGTTACAGCAGATAACCAGGTAGCTGGAATCTCTACAGTTCCTGGAACGCCAGCAGAGTTGGTAAACAAAACTGGAGCGACATTCACACTGACTCAAACTGTGCTCGCAGCAGAGTTGACAATAAATACAATCTATGCTGCTAGCATCTATATTAGACCTAATAGTAGCACCACAACAACATTAGTTCTGACTTCTGGAACGCTCAGCTTGACCATGAACATCACCTGGGCAAGTGGTGTTCCCACGTTCACAACTGCTACAGGGGGATCTCCTAGCTACACGAATGCCTACTTTGTTCCAGCAGATAATAGTTACTATCGCTTCACGCTGGCGATGATATCTTCTGGAACAGCCGGAGCAATCACGTTTGCCATCTCGGCTGCCACTGGCGCTGCTACTGGATCTGTGTGGGCTTGGGGTGCTCAGTTTGAAGAAGGCTCCTATAGCACATCGTACCTGTCGATTGGAACTTCAGATCCCCTTGCAGCCAACCACAAGACCATTGCCTCATGGCTGGCTGCAACAAACTCCTCAACAACGGGAATCGAGATTGGGGTTCTAAAAAATGGAACTCACCGAGTAAATGCCTCCACACTGACTTGGAGTGGTCTAGCTGGAACAGTCAGTGCTACTCATTATCGGCATCTACAAGGTGAGAGCACGTATAATCCCTATACAAATTCTGGTCCTAAGCTAATTGTTGAGTGGAGCAACACAGCCAATGACAAGGGATTTGATATAAATGAAAACTTCGCCAGAATTTCTGGTATTGGAATCTTTGGCTCTTTTCATAAGCGTTTTACAGCTGCCACCACTGATACGATCGGAAATCGCCTAATAAATGTTCGTAGTTGTAATAACGTCAAAATCTACAACTGCTACCTAGCAGCATGGCATGGTGGTGATGTTGCTTCGACTACCGGCTCACACCCGCTGGATGGAGCACTAAGCATTGAGTCCACTGGAGCGACGAGCGCTCAGAACGGCAGAGGTGATAGCCAAGTACGATTACAGTCTTCAATTGCTGGAACTTTGACTGTTGGTGATTGGATAACCATCACCAATGTTGGCGGAATCTACCAAGTTCAAGCTTCAGTTACATTTACAGCCAACCAAATACAAAATGTAAGCATATCACCTCCACTCTTCGCCGACGCAGCAGACGAGGACGCCGTTGATCCCTCAAAAGGACAATACACCTATACAGGTATTGTTTTCCAAGGAATCTCTGGAAACATCTCAACCAACAATTGGGTCTATAATACAATCATCCAGGGTTCCGGAACAGCTTATGGTCTGTCTGCTGGAATACTTTGGGGTGATTTTGGTGGTGGGGGTGGCTGCTACAATTGCACTCTTTACAACATAAAAGCTCTTGGTGGTTACGGATTCTTCCGCCCATACACAGCTCAGACTGCTCCGAGCCTTGTCAATAATATTGCAATAGACTGTGGGAGCAATTTCTCTGGAGTTTTTGATGCCACATTCAAGAACAATGTGACTGGAAGCAACATTGTTGCTGGCACAAACTATGTTTCAGTCAACGCTACAGCACAAGGGACATTCTTAGATCACAACAGCCGAGATTTCAGATTGCGCTTTGGGTCTCCCGCGCTTGAAACCGGCTCAAACGAGAGTACTCAATTTCTGGGCTCAACTGGTCCAGGAGCGGACTCTGATTTTGCTGGTACTGACCGTCCAGATACAGGAGCTGCTGGTAATTGGGATGTTGGGGCTTATCAGGGAGCTACTCTTCCCCTAAACACATCAACTACTACTACAATAACAAGCACGATTGGCAGATTCAAGCAATATGAATCTTTGAGTGTGTGGTTGGCTGACAAAGTTCCTGCTAGTCTGTATTCGGCTAATGAAATTCATATTGCTGAAGTGTATTCAGATGCCGAATTCAGTGCGGGCAAAACTTGCTACATCGACTATTTCAATCACGTCACAAACAGTGTCCACAACATCACCATTCGGGCCGCCACAGATCACAGATACACTCCATTTGATGGAAGAGGTGTCTCATTCAAATATGCTGGAAACTATCTCGGAGCCACCGCTGATCGAGCGGTTTTCTGGATCAGTTGTGATTGGATCCGTTTGGAAGGCTTCCGCATTGACCAGACTGCTACGAGTGCGGTTACTGATCGGAACCCTGGCGGAATCGAACTGTTTGCCAATAACTGTGAATTGGATTCGTTGTTTGTCAGATATGCGGGAACCGCAGCCAGACCAATCGGAGCCTGCATCGAGGTTGCAGGGAACTTCAATCAACTGACTAACTGCATAGCCAAGGGGTCGTCTAGCGGTAACACTGGAGCAACAAGGGGCATCCAGATTACTCCTGGATGCCTCAATACTAACGTGCTCCATTGCATCATTCATTCCATCCGTGGGAACGTCGCTTCAGCCTACGGATTGTTGCTCCAGCTATCCTCGTACAAAACTAGGGTTTCTGGCTGTGTCTCGATTGCCACCACAAACACAGTTACTGGGCCAGATGTGGATTTTCAGAATAACAGTGGTGAAGCAGATAATTTGCTGTTTGATCACTGCGCTTCTGGAGATACCTCTGCAACTGGCACTGGATCATTGACGAGTCAAAGTGTCTCTACTCTATTCCGAGATGCGGCAGCAGATGATTTTAGATTGCCTTCTAGTTCCCCATTGTTAAATGTTGGATCACTTGGTCTGGGCACATTCTTCTCAACTGATATTACCGGGAATAGACGCTACGCTCCATATGATATCGGAGTCTACGAGGGACTTTTCTATAGTCCTCTATTAGTAACTCCAAAGCCACAGGAGGCTGCTAGATGGGCTACCTGTTGGGAAATTGTGCGCAGAGACGGCGTTGCCTACTTCTTCACTGATTGTAGTGAGGCCCTCGTTCACGCAGGGCAGACATACTTGCCCATTTCTGGTGTCCAAGACACAGCCACGCGAGTCGAAGCCGGACTCAAGGAGTCCAACACAGAGATAGCTGGAGCCATCACATCGAATTACATCCAAGTAAATCACCTTGGTGGCGGATATTTCCGTGGTGCTCGCGTGCGCAAGTTTCTTTTGGATTGGCGCTTCCCTTGGACTGTGCCGTACAAGGAGTGGCAATTCACTGTTGGGCAGATCACCTTCGATTCTGAAAAGTGGAATGCTGAATTGTTAGGGCCAGCCGCCAAACTGGAGCAGCGCGTTGGTGAAGTCATAACTGTCAGCTGCCCATATGTTCTTGGTGATGAAGACTGCACTAAGGATATTCGCCCATTGACTAATTACAACATTGCTGTTTCTACAGTAGATAATGGCACGCCAAGAAAGAAGTTCACTGCCACCACACTAAATCCAGCAATCGCTGCTGATGATTATTTTGGCAAAGGGCGAGTTCTTTGGCTGACCGGAAGCAACGCTGGCCTGGTGGGAGAGGTCAAATTCTACACAAATAGCACAAAGACAATTGAGCTGGCATTTGCAATGCCTAATGCTATTGCTGTCAATGATACTTTTGTGATTACGCCTGGTTGTAGAAAAAGGTTGAAGTTAGATTGCCGAGACAAATTCAACAATGCTGTAAATTTCGGTGGTCGTGCGTTCATGCCCTCTACTGACAAGACGTTGGACACGCCCACCAGATGATTTCAGCTAGCATTTTAGCTGATGCTAGATACTTGATTGGAACCAAGTTCCGGCATCAAGGAAGAGATCCGGCCACAGGCATCGACTGCGTTGGAATGCTAATTTGGATTGCCAAGAAGGAAGGGCTTCCACATGAAGATTTCAATGCTTATGGACGTGATGTTCCTGGTAGGACCCTAGAGGAGCTTCTGTATAAATACTGTGACAAACTGGAAGCAACGGATCGATTGGGCTCGATTATTCTTTTTGATCTTGTGCGCATGGGCATTGGTCATCACGTTGGGATTCGTGATCAATATGGTTTTATCCATGCCATGAGTCGCCCCAGTGGTGGCACTGTGCGATTTGAGCCCATGACAGCCTCGTGGGAAAAACGAATCAAGAGTGCTTGGCTTTGGGATTATGGTACAGGCAGCACTACTAGCGCTAAACGCTTCCGGGGTTGAGATTGGGCTGTTTGCTCCTGGAGCAGTCGGCTCATTCTTCGCCAACCTAGCTGCTTTTGCCATAGATGCCAAGCTGATTTATCCCGCTATTTTCCCGGTTGAGCCGGTAGAGGGCAATCGATTCAATAATCTAGAAATCCAAAGAACCGAAGAGGGTTCTCCTGCCAACAGATTGTTTGGGCGAGCTATTCGAGTCGCAGGGACTGTCATTTGGCAAACCAGATGGCGTGAAGTACGAGACTCCCAACATTCCTCTAAGGGTGGTAGTGGTGGAGAGTTTGTCGAGTTCAAATACTACTCTCATGCTGCCATTGAAATCTGTCGGACAAAACGAGGGAAGGGCATAAAGGGAATCAAAGAGGTCTACGCCGACGGGAAGCTGTTCTACAAACAGAATGCAGATTTCAACATTACTGCTTCTGTTGTAAGTGCTTCGGCCTCCGATGCTGAGGTAGAAATCTTCAATAGCGGAACAGGGCAATCTGTTACCTTCCGGGGGATGACGCTGAGGAGTAGTGACAACTCTTTGATGGACTTGTCCAAGCTCCAGAGTGGCAAAAACGCAACCATCTCTGGATTTACAGATGGTGTCCACCCACTGCAAGGAAAACTGAAAGTAAACGGCACGCAAGCACAAATCCCTACCGACTTTCCAACTGGAGTATTAGTCATCCCATCTCGTAGTGCTGGGTCTACCAACATGGTGGTAGAATCTACAGGATCTGTCCCATTTGGAACATTGTATGTTGGAGACACTTTTACCATAAACGGAGTTGCAGGCACCTATACTGTTTTGAGATCAGATAGAACGTGGAGTGTGGCAGCTGAACTTCACGTTGTCACATTTACTCCAGGATTGGCATCTACAGCAGCTGCGGATGCTGTCATAGTCCCAGTGGGTCACGGCTCTGGAAACAACGGAACATACCAATGTGTTTCTAGTATGTTGGACGAGCCCAACAATGCCTCTACTGCGACATTCCGTGTCACCAGTTCACTAGTGACGCCAACATTTGCTGGTAAGGGTGCTGGAGATTCTGTTACCATCTTCCAAGAGCAGCCTCAGTTTTCTAAGACTCAGGTTGCGGATGTTAGATTCTACAATGGCACTAGGGATCAGATTGCAGACCCCCTAATCGTTGAGATTGAGCAAAGTGGTCTTGGAGGGGCTGCTAATGTCCCCGCACACAGAAACAAAGCCTACATGGTGGTGGAGGATTTAGAAGGAACCGACTTCGGGAACCGTATTCCCAATTTTGAGTTCGTAGTTGAGGTTGGTGATGATGACACAATGGCTACAGCATTGTCAGAGATAATGCTGGATGCTGGACTGGCTACTGCTGATTTTGATGTGTCTGGAGTAACTGGAACACTTGGTGGCTTCGCAATCCGTGGTGCTCTTGAACTCAAATCAGCCCTTCAACCAATACTGCTCACAAACAAACTGTTAGCCCAACAGAATGCTGGTGTCATAAAGTTCTTCCAACGAGGTGCTGCCTCTAACATTACAATCACTGGACTGACTGGCGCACACGAGCCAGACTCAACTGATTCAGGATTGCTCAAGATTACTGATGCAGGTGATGTGAAGGCCGTTCAGGAAGTCATAGTTCGATATTATGACTCAGACAATGGCTATCAAGTAGGAGCAAAACGCGCTAGATTGACTGACGAGATCAGCGCTGATGTGAGAGAAATCGATACCCAGATGGTGATGACTGGAAACCAAGCTCAGCAACTTGCTGAGACTATGCTAGCTCAGTCGAACCTGTCTAGGGTGTCTGCCACTTGGACACTTTCTCCATCTTTTATAAATCAGATTCAAGAATCCATGCGCGCAACCTTCGTAGGCTACGGGCGCACTTGGGACTTCTTGACGACCCGTGTGGAAGTTGGAAACAACTACTTGGTCCAATGTGAGGGGGTCTGGGAAGACCTGAGCATCCTCACTCAGACGACTCTGGGCGAAGGAGCTATCCCCTTCACAGGTGAGGGCGAGACCCAGCCCAGGGCTGTGACCTGGGCTCCTAGCATCGTCGGGCAGATGATGGATCTACCGCCACTACAGGATGAGCAAGTGAATCAGCCTGGGTTCTATGTGGCAGGCTCCTCTTCGGACATGCGTGCGCCCTGGCGAGGGTTTAGTCTCTACGAATCCCCGGAGCCGGATTCTAACTTCCGTCTGATAGAAAGATTTGCACAGGAAGCTGTGATGGGTGTTGTTACCTATCTGCCGAGTCTCACTGTAACACACTACAACATCGATTACGCTTCTACACTTCGAGTTCAGCTCTTGAAGGGATTCACTTTGGAAAGTGTGACAGAAGACGAACTGCTAGCAGGCAAGAATCGCTTCCTGATTGGGGATGAAATTATTGGAGCTGCTAATTGCACTGCAATCGCAGAAGATTCTGTCACTGGACAAATCACGTATGAACTGACCACGCTGCTCCGTGGACTCAAGGACACTTTTACAGAGATTGCTAATCATATTCCATACGAGCGTTTTGTTTGGCTAGATGGTCCTGGTATCTACTTTGTGCCTCACTCAGTAAATCGGATAAACGAGTCTTTCTACTACAAGCTCGTTGCTGGTGGTGGGCAGATCCAGGATGCGCGGGATCGTCTCTTCACGAGCACAGGGCGCTGCTGCAAGCCGTTCCGTCCTGTAAATATCACCGGCTCCAGGAATGAATCTAACGACCTCACCATCACTTGGGAACGTCAGACACGCCGGTCGATTCAGTTTCTGGATCACAACACTGCTCATGACGAAGAGGAAGTAAAGTACAAGGTGCGGATTCTTTTGACTCCTGGCGCATCTGTTGCAGTGAGAGAGATAATCACTACGAGTAATACGACTACCTATAACGCCACACAGCAATCTACTGATGGCATAGTCCCCGGAAATCCAGTCACCGTAGAGATCGTCCAGGTTTCTAAGTTTGTGCAAGATGGTATGGCTTCAGAGGAAACGCTCTGATGAACTTTGGAGGTGACTCGTTTCCTATGATGTGTTGGAAAGCTGTAATCCAGGAAATAGAATCTTGGAAAGTTTCTCCTCCTCTGCTGGCGGAAGCCCCCGATCCTGTATTTCTAGAGAGGGCTGTTGGCTCGTGTCGGGTGCTACAAGAATTTGGGTTGCTGCCACCGGATTATGTTTCTTGTAATGAGCGTGGAGAAATCGAACTCGGCAAGCGGTGGTCTGGTAGTTCTAGAATTGGGACAATTTTGATTAGAACGGATAACACGTTTGCCACTGTGGAGTGAGGTATGGCACAAACCGCACTAGCAAAAACCCCGAATGTCCAGTTGATAAAGGTCGAAGCCAACGCAACTGGGCAAGCAACTCGGATCAATGAGAACACGAATGCCCTTGATGTTCTGATTCCTAAGATAAGGGCGCTGGACAAGGATCTAAATACGCCCCCAGGATCTCCCACTGAGGGAGATGTCTATATAATTAGCACATCTCCTACTGGGGCTTGGTCAGGAAAAGCGAAGTATATTACAGGTTATTACAACAGCGCATGGGTCTTTTGGCAACCGAGGAGTGGTTGGGATGCTTGGGTTCACGATGAAGCCAAGGATTACAGATACGATGGGACAAACTGGGTAGAAATCACAACAGCTCCAACTACAGCCCCTACTTGGACCGTGGTTTCAAAGACAGCCAGTTTTACGGCATCTCTGTCGGAAGCAGCAATCTATCTTATCAGCGCTGGTGCGGCTAATATAACAGTAACGCTTCCAGCTGCGTCCGGTGCGGGGAGTCGAGCTTTTACCTTCAAGCGGACTGACGCAAATCTAGTCTATTTGGTGACAATTGATGGAAATGCCTCAGAGACAATTGATGGTGAGTTGACTATTCAACTAGCAACTCAATATGAGTCTGTGACGCTGGCATGTGACGGAAGTAATTGGCTTATTGTATGAAAAACAAAAAGAGCACTGCTCGGAAAAAGAAGCCTGCTCAGAAGAGAAGCAAGCCTCCCAAGGCTGTCTTCACCTGGCACGCTACTCCAGAGGGTAAGTTCATTATGTCTCCGATTACCGGCCGACTTGGAGGAAGGATTGAGGTGCGTGATTGACCTTTCTAGCTGATAGAGACTTCATCCTAGAAGTCGCCAGAGGCAAGATTCAGGGCTACACCTACGTCCGGAGGAGTGGCGTGAATCGAGATATCGATACTGCTGCTACTGAGGATATCTGCCCGGGTGGGACTTTGAATTGGCAAACTTCAGCTGTGGCTATGGAAATCATTAGCTCTGATGTTGATGACGTGAGTTCTACTGGAACTGGTGCTAGAACCGTAAAAGTGGTTGGTCTTGACTCCAGTTGGAATGAGCAGCTAGAAACTGTGTCCATGAATGGGACCACTGCGGTGACGCTGACCAACAACTATCGATTCATCGATCGGGTTGAGATCATAACTACGGGCAGTTCAGAGACCAATGAGGGTGATATTACTGTTCAGACGGTTTCAGGATCGAACGCTGTTGCAGTCATGCCAGCAGGCTATGGCCAAAATTGGACGGCAGCCTATACTATTCCGGCGGGCAAGACCGGGTTCCTCATTAGTTGGCACAACCATCTTCTGAAAGCTACTGATGGCTCGATGGAAATGCGTCTGATGATTGCCGAAGACGGTGTTGGTTGGCGGGTCATATCAGTCCAAGAGCTTACTCGGGCTGGTAGTGGGTGGGCTCATTTGGACGAAGACGACCTATTGCTGCAATTGGCTCAGAAGACCCGTATCAAGGTTACGGGCACAACCAGTGTGAACGATCTGGGTGTGGCTAGCTCCTTTTCTCTGATATTAGTATAAGAACATGATTTCTGTTATCTGTCTCCTAGCGTTCCAGGATCTGTATCCAGATCGATTCGATGTTCGATACGGTATTGGCTCCGGAGAAATTGATGGTCCCAAGAACTCCTACGATGAGGATGGATCCTGGATTGAGTTGGGCCTCAGCTGGGATCTGGCTGGAGAGGAGACTGATGGCGGAATCACCAGGGACGATCTCTACGCTCTGATTCAAGAGCTTCGCTACGGGGCACCCTCCTCGGGAGCATCGGAATCTCCTCCTCCAGTGCAAGATGCTTCAGAACAAGAGGGTGCCCCTCCTATTCAGGTTCCTATAACTAGAGCCAAGCCTGGTAGACCCGTGCCAACGATCAGTGAGATCAAGACGGAACGCTTCGACAAGCGCGACGCCGCTGCTAGTGCTGTGGCCGGAGCGGCGGCAGCCGCAGCTGCAATCAAATTTGGGCCACTGGCTGGACCTGTGATCAAGAGATTGGTTGAGCCAATTTTGACTGCTGTTTTCTCGATGTTCGGCAGAAAGAAGAAGGGAAAGAAAGATGCCGGTCAAGGTCAAAAAGATTGATGGCAAATTCTGTGCTGTCGAGCCTAGTGGTGGAGCGAAGAAAGGCCGCTGCCACAAGAGCCGAAAGAAGGCTGTAGCTCAGGTCAGAGCCATCAACATGAGCCTGCGCAGAGCAGGAAAGATTTAGAGCGCCGTCTCACTAGAGACCTCCTCCCTCTTGTGCTTGGTGCTCGGGGAAGGGAGCGGCCCGAATCCGGATTTCGAGAGATCCACGGAGATTGGGCCGTCTCCCTTCTTTTACTCTAGCCCGAGTGGGAATCGTGTGGTCTCTTGATCCTTGATCTCAGGCTCCCTTCCGCCACCGCAGACCTGACATCGTGGGCCATCATCCTGTGTGAGTGGTTGATAGAATTTTGTCATTCGGCCCATGACCAGAACTGGTCTGCCACAAGCCTCACATGACTGTGCCGGGTCAGTAGTCGAAGTCGGAGTCATCGTCATTTCCTTCCAGCCTAGAGTGGATTTCTTCTACCTTCGCTATCTGACGAGGAGTAAGAAACCGTCCGGTTTCAATCTTCTCTATCAAGTCTTCAGCGAAGTCTATCTCCCAAGTAGATAGACCGCTTTCAGCATTCAGAATGTCAAGAAGGAGTTGACGGATATCGTCATCGTTATCACGCACTTGCACGGGCAATTCTCTTGGTTCTGGTAAATTCTTTTGGGAGAATTCGACTACCGGACCCGTCGCGGATTACAGAAATCACATCATCAAAGTTGCCAGCATTTATCGTTCTATGATCTATTAGGAATACCTGCTTATTTCTGATTTGACTTCTAGTTTCTAGAAGCTCTACCAGGTCCTCGATGCCCTCTTCTGAAAGATGGGTGCTGGCTTCGTCCCAGACTTCAAAGGATGGATGGATGCCAATCCGGTCGCAGATCATGTCAGAGAATCCGATTGCTCCAGCGAGGCGCAAGCGCTGAGTCTCACCTCCACTCCAACTTTCCCATATGATGGGCGTATTGTCTTCTGGTGAGGTAATGAGCACTGTGAAGCCTTTGACCACACCAGAGCCATCTGCCTTCGGGCGCTCCACGTCGATCTTGATCCGATACCCGATCAGTCCCAGTTCCTCAAGGGCATTGTTCATATGTAGCTCTAGATCAGCCAGAGCGGATTCGAGGATCCAAAGCCTTAGCTCCTTGAACTTGCTGATCCAGAAATCGTATCCATTTAGCCCATCTCGTAGCTGCTGAATAGTAGACTTTATGGATTTTATTCTGGTTTCTTGGGCTGCACAATTCTCAGTAAGCTGAGCTATTTTCTCTGTGTGAGGATTCTCTTTGCTGGAGAGTTGTCCGAGTTCACTCAGCAACTCTTCTATATCCGACTCCAACTGCTTCTTTCTGTCTCCGATAGCCTTTAGTTTGGTCTCTTCGACAACGATGTGCTCTCTATAAATGGACATTGCCTTCTCGATGTCTTTCTTGAACACATCCATCTCGGAGAGCTTGGCCTGGTTTCCCTGTTCTAGAATCTTCAGCTCTTTAGCCTTTGTGTGGATCTGCTTGTTGTCAGATTCTAGGTCTTGGAGTAGATTGACTATTTGATCTTTTAGAACTACTTGCCTACAAAGTGGGCAAGTAGCGTTGATTGAGTCAATTTCGCCTAGTTTCCTAGAGAGTTCTTTTTGTCTGTGATCGAGAGCTGCATAGGCATTCCGTATTTCTTGTAACGTCTGGATGATGCCCGCTTGTTGTCTGCTCAGGCCAAGCAATTTCCTGTCCTTCTTTTCCAGCTCCTCTTTGGCCTCAGAAATGCTTGCAGCCAGTAGTCTCCTATTCTTTATTGTGTCCTCTAGGTTTGATTCCAAAGCTACAATCTTTTTTCTGAGCTTAGCCAGCCTGGCTGTTTTTTCCTCAGCGGCCACAGACTCGAGCTTCTGAAGATAGTCAACCTGATCACGGAGTGACTTGAAGCTGTCCTCAGCTCGGACCAGCTCCAGCTCTTGAGCAGTGATTCTTGATTTCAGTTCACTGGCTTGGTCCTTGGAGGTACTTGCAGCTTTTTCCCAGACCTCCAGTTCTAGAAATTCAGACAGCACCTCCAGCTTTTCGGTGGGACTCAGATCAAGAAAAAACTGGTTGAACTGCCCGAGCAGTACCGTGTTTAGGAACGCAGAATACGAGAGACCGACCAAGCTGACCAATTCCTCTTGGGTGATGGCCTCTGTTGGTTTTCCTGGACGGTCTATGACGAGAGAATTTGGATTCCAACTTCTGGTTACACCATAGAGTTCCCCACCAATCTCAAACTCCAAGCACACCGAAGTCAGGTTTTCATCTTTTCTGTTGGCTAGCTCTTTTCCTCGCAAGCCTCTAGATGTTTTTCCGTAAAGCGTCCAACAGATAGATTCAAAAAGCGTGGACTTGCCACAGCCATTGGCTCCGAGCTTTGGTTCTACTCGATTCTCTCCCGTTACGAGATAGAATCCATTTTCCTTTTTAGGGAAAATGAAAACCTGATCCTGCTCGAAAGAGCGGAAGCCCTCAATCGAGATTTTGTTGAACCTAAGCATTTTGGTCTGTCAGCAGGAAGAGACCCACCGACTCCAGCTCTGGAGCGATGTTGTGGGCCTTGCAGAACGCTCTGAGCAGGTCTGCGGGACGACTTGTGGGCTCTGACAGTCTACGATGCCTCTGAGCGGCGCTGCGGTCAGCCAGCTCCAGGCCAGCTAGCGTCCAGCCTGCCTTCTTGGCCCGCTCCTGGATCGTTTTACGTCTCTCCTCCCAGGAGCCGAACTGTGCGCGGTCGAGCTTGAGCACGACCCGCACTTGGTCACCATCGGAGAGATCCATCTTTTCCAGATCCTCCTCCGATTCGATGATAAGAACTGGCTTCCTGATGGTCGTTCTGGATAGGGATTTCAAGGCATCTTCATCCCAGAAAAGAACTCGGGGCTTGAATGAATCTCCGAAGCGTACAGGATGAGGGGCTCCACAATAGATGATCTCTCCTATCTTCTGTGGCACATGAATGTCCCCACTAATGTAGATTGGACCTTCTGGAAGCCCAACTGGAGATAGTCCCTGCATCTTCATCCCGTTCTCAGCAACAGCTCCAGAAAACGTCTGGTGCAGCAATACGAAGTCTGCTGTAGCGGCCTTCTCGACTTCCTTCCAGAATCCATCTTTTTGCTTCATATGTGGGATCAGATGGAAGGTGAGTCCTGCCATCTTGATCTTTGTGGGCTCTCTCAGGTAACGGAGGGTTGGCTCGGAGGGTGTGTCAAGGAACCGGAGGAGGGGAGCGCCCGGCTTCTCGAAGTCGTGGTTTCCCATCAGCAGGAAAACAGAGGCCAACAGACTCAGCTTGCGCAGCTCTTCGACCAGTCTGTTGATGAATTGGTTCGGATGCTTGTCTTTCTTGTCAGCTATGTCCCCCAAGATAAAGATGGCATCGAGTTTCCTGTTCTCCACTTGGCGAGTAAGCCAGGGGAACATCGACCATCGGTATTCGTGTTCTGGCTCGGTTCGTAGATGCCAGTCCGAAGTAAATATAGCTCTCATTTTTTTCCAATGAACTCTACCAGCTTCTCATAGGACAGGTTAGCTATCATGTCTCGAAACATATACACAAAAATGCTCGGCTTAGTTGTTGGAAAATAGGCGCGCAGAGTGAATTTCCGGTTCGGCTTTAGTGCTAGCTTCAGTGTATCCGAGCCGTCTTTGGTCGTGAGAACTATCGGATTCCGACGATTTTCCTTGGCGATCACCAGCAAGGTCTTGTTATAGTCTTTGGCTCGCTGGAATGGTTCTTCCCAATAGTCTTTTAGTTCTCCGCGCCCTCCATATGGAATTATATCAAGATGGAGGTTCTTGAGGTGCTTGCATTCTAGGAAGAACTCAGAGATTAGTGGGTAGCCCAATGGATGGATCGCACTGATGTCTCCTGATTGGGCTTCCGTCTTCTGATCCCTTCCTTGTCTGGTTTTGAACGTGGCTCTGCCACCAGACATTGCGCTTCTCCAGAAGATGTCATCTCTTGTAAAATGTGAAGCCCAGAGACTGAGCCTTTTGCAGGTCTGCCTCTCAAAATTAGCTCCCTTTTGTTTGTTGTAAAATCCGCCCATAAGCAAAGAAAGGGTGATCCGACTCCCCCTGCACCACCATGCGCGCTGCATTGAGTCGGATCACCCAAGTATTTTTCATTCGTACTTACGCCGCTTGAGATCAAACTTGTCTTCGATCAGATCCCAAGCGACTTTTACCTCTTTGGAAACCAATTTACGCAGCTTACTATACTCATCGGTAGAAAATCTGTGCAGGTTGGCAAGTACTTTCTTGATTGGCTGGCCTGCAATTACGTCTTTTGTTGAGAATTTGTCTAGGAATTCCAATCCTGCAATCACGTCTTCCACTCCGTAATTGAAATAGATAGGAAATGCTGCTTCTCGGAATGGAACTCCAATCTTGTTCTTCTCTACCTTCGCGTTGATCTTGACTCCGATCACACGCTCTACTCCGTCTCTAGTTTTCTTGAGCTTGCCATGATGATGCAACCAGACAATCTGGCTAGCATAGAAATCCAATGCCCTACCACCAGAACGGCTTTGGGTTTTGCCAAACATTATGCCGATTGCTTCCCTGATCTGAGAGACTATGATCAGCGTGACCCTTTTACTTTCTATCTTCTGGACAAGCCTTCGGAATAGTTCTGACAACTTCTTGGCCTTGGCTGCTCCAAAGCTGCCAGCATCAATTTCTTTCTCTAGCTCTGCTTGGTCAGATAGAGCATCCAGGGAATCCACAATGATCAAAGTGTCTTCCTTGGCCTTGCTCATGATCCCTTCTATCTTCTTGAAGAGGTCTTCCACCGTGAAAATGTCTGTGGGAAACTCGACGTGGCCCTTTGGAAGCCCAAGTGTGGCAGCAAAATCCTCATCGAATGCTGCCTCTACCTCTATGTAGAAAATCTTCCCGTTTGGAAGAGCTTTTCTGAAGTTAGCGCAGGCTTCTATGGCTAGCAGGCTTTTTCCGGTTTTGGAATCACCAACAACATTGACGATTCGATTCCGTGCCCAACCACCACCAAGAGCGCAGTCTAGCAGGGTGCATCCGGTAGTGAAACAATCGGGCCTCTGCTCCTTTCGGAAGTAGAGGCCCTCTCGTTCCTTCTCGGAATCAGGCCATGCTGTCGGCAGCCTCTTCCGTTCTAGTGCCACGGCTTAGTCTTCGATCGCTTGGAGACCCTTGCGGATTTTCTTTCTCAGATCCGTGACCTCTTCCTCTTCGGCCTCATCTTCGTCAGCTGCTACAGCTACCTCGTCAATGCGCTTCCGAAACTCTGTTCGACTTTCTTGGAAACGTCGATCTTTCGAGGCCGGAGTGGGTCTAGCCTCCTCGTCGTTATCTAGAGTGCCTCTTTTACTTCCACGAGGGGCTACATCTTCTTCACCGTACGTTTGGACTTTTTTCCGTGTTTGTGGGATCTCGTCATCGTCTAGTGAAGTATGTCTCTTCGCAGGGGCTTCCTCCAGTCCTTTTCTGGTGGGTCGCTCTTCTTCGTCATCGTTCTTGCGAGAAGTCTGCCCACCAAACGCCTTTTGGATCTTCTCGTACTCGTAGAATTTCAGAGCATCGCTGAGTGGATAGTCTTTCACGAACGCTAGCCATTCGTCCATCTCCTGCTCATCAGAAGAGATCGGAGATGGATTCCGAGCGATCTTGAGTCCACTGTACTTCGTCTTTAGCCCAGTACCTTCCCTCGAAAAGATGATGTCGAACCCTTCGTAGGGATGGTCAATTCTCAGGACTTCTCCAGTCTCAGAATCAACTGACTGCGCTGCGAATTCCCTATCTAGCGTAGTGGACATCGCGTAGAGCTGAACACCTTCTCCCTCGTTGGCACGATCGATCACCCACATGAGCACACGCTCGTAGGTGGAAAGTGCTCTGATGTAGTCATCGCTCTCCTTGTTCATCTTTGCCCGCATGTGCTCTTCGCAGATCGGACATTGTTCTCCCCTGTTTTTATTTAGACAAAGATAAGTCTGGGCATCAGGACCGATCTGGCTGTGGAAATAGGCGCTCAGCCCATACCACTTCATCTTGTGGCTCTTGTGTGGAGGGAGAATTCTGATCTTGTTCACACCAGTTTCTGGTGTGAACGTTTTCACAAAATCCTGATACCAGACATCGAACTGACTGGATCTTCTGATGGCCCGCTGTTTGATCTCCTCTGGGCTCCGTTCTTCGTAATCAAAATCTGATCGTGCTCTCCTGGCCATTATTCTTCTCTCTTGATTCTTTTGTCAGTGAAGCGCGACAGCTCGTAGAACTTTGCCGCGTGCCACGCATGACCGATGGTGAAGGTCAGCAACCACAATAGGAATACCCCTGTCATAGAAACCACAATCCAAAAAAGGATTTTCAGTGGCCAGTACATTTCTATTTTCTGGTAGATCGCTCCTGCGCCATGATTCGCCGACGCCGCTCCAGGTTGGCCTCCTCTTCCACCTGTTTGCTTGCTTCACCCCTGATGCTGGTCGTCGAGAAGTAGCCGGCGATGTACATGCTGCACAGCTCCCGAAGCATCCAGGAGCGCTGGGAGTACGCTTCCTTCAGCGCAGCCAGGATCTCTGTCTCACGGCTGGCTTCCGCAAGCTGCTTCCTGAGAGCCTGGTAGTCTGGAGCGGCCTCCAGATGGTTCTGGACTAGACCCTCTGTGACCTTGCCTTTGGCCTCCAGCTTGCGCCGTAGAAGCAGGGCAAGATCAGCAGAGAGCAGCCGGATCTCTTCCTTCAGCTCGTCTCGTCTGGAGACGGCCAGGGCGTAGGCATGGGCAGCCTTGTGAAAAAGCTCGGCCTGCCACACCAGCTCCCGGTCGAGATTGTCCTTGTTGATCTCCAGGCGCTCTTGTAGGAACGCCTGGAGTTCTTCTGTGGACACCTAGGGCCTACTTCAGGAAGTATTGGGCCTGCCGACGTTGACCCTTCATGCCCACGACCTTCTCGGTGCGCAGGGAGTGCAGGTGGTAGAACCACTTGCTCCGGTCCAGTCCGGCCTTCCTCATCTTGGCCGAGAGGTCGAGAGCAAGCATTCCGTTCGGCTGGCTCTTCAGGATGGAGATGATCCGCTTCCGGATCTTCTCACCTTCCTCGCTGCGCGTGCCACCGTTGGACTCCGGCACGTCAGCGCGCTGCGTCTTCGGCCGCCCAACCTTCCGCTTCGGAATCGTGACTGCGGACGCTGTGGCGACTGCAACCTCTTGGCCTCCGTTCAGTCGGCCCTTCAGGGCTGCCAGCAGCTCGTTCTTGGTCTCGGTGTAGAACTGCTCGGTCCGAGCATCAGCAAGAGCCCGGGCGAGCGTGTCGATCTTTTCTTGAATCGTCTGAGTTGTCATGGTTTCAGCTTGTTCTGTCGGTGGGACATCCACCAACTAGAAGGAATACTAGCGTTCCATCTGCTATCAGATCAAGGCACTGGAGAATTTTCCAATAGTCTTGACCTCGTGCCAATTGGGACCCACCGAGATTTTTACCTCAAGCGGGACGGTTAGCCAAGCCCCGTCATAGGCTAACATTTCCCTAACAATGACTTCCATTGCGTTCTCCACCTTCCTCTTGGGAACGATGAAAGTCAAGTCATCATGCACGTTCAGCACCGGCTTCAGATAGGAAGGGCCTTCCAGGTCGGCAATCCTGCACAGTCGGTTCATGGCGTCAACCACGATGTCACTGGCACTTCCTTGAATTCCGTAGTTCAGAATCATGTTCTCGGAGAGTGGCGCTCGATAGTGTCTGCCAGTTGGGGACTTGACGTACCCATGCTCATAATAGAACTCCAACAAGCTCCTCTGCCACACTCGGACTCCAGGAAAGCACTTCCAGAAGTCCTGAAAAATCCTATTTGCCTGGCCACTGGTCAGCTCTAGTCGGCTGGCTATGGCATCTGGTTGGCTTCCGTAGAATGCTGGGAACACAAGCTCGTTCTTGATTTCATCACGAAAAACTTCGATATTTGCCCCCCGTCTCTGAAATACAGCAGGAGCGAGTTTGGCAACTCGCTCAGCCCAGTCGCGGTGGATGTCCCAGCCATTTTTGATGGACTCCATCAGGAATTTATCACCAGATGCCGCAGCGATCACCCGGGCTTCTAGTTGTCCTTGGTCCGATGCGATCAGCACACAATCAGGATCCGCAATGATCTGAGATCGGATCTCTGCGTTCTTTCGTCTAGGAACATTCTGTGCATTCCAGTTGGAAGATGAAAGACGCCCTGTTCTTGTTTTCAGGGTGTTGAATTGTGGATGAATCCTTCCATCTGGAAACACAACGGTTTTCTTGTGGCCTGGATCAAGCACATCTACGTAAGTGCTTTTCAGCTTAGCCAGCCTTCTCATCTCTAGGATCAGTTCGGCTAGCGGTTCATCCTTCATCAGAGCTAAGGCTTCCTCGTCGGTGCTATATTTTGTTCCGCGTTGCCCTTCTTTTCTTTTTAGAAGATCACGGAACATCAGCACTAATCTAGGGTTAGATGTTGGAGAAAACTCTCTTCCGAACTTCTTCTCGAAGCGTTTAGCCTCGTTACTTGTTGTGATTTGCTCTTTGACTGCCCTGAGTCGGTCTCCGATATCTTTTTGGAAGAACTTCACGCGCTCGGGATCAACAAGCATCCCAACTCTCTGTGCTTGGACTGCTGTAGGAATCCGCTTGATGTGCTCCTTGTATATCTCAGTTAGATTCTCATCTACAATTCTATCAGTCAGCTTCTCAAAAATCCTGCAAGTGCTCTGAGCATCTAGACCATTGTATTCTAGAAGAGTTTCTAGAGGAGCCTCCTCGATCTTCTTTACGTTGATCTTGGTCAGACCCTTGGTTGAATAGCCTAGCACAAGTCTGGAAACGAAGTCCAGATTATGGCCACCTTCTCGCTCATCAAGCAGGAAGGCCATTGCTTGAGTGTCATGCCATCTGACATTATGAGCATGAGGGATTTCAAGCTCTTCTAGAACCCACTCCAGGTCAAAGGCGAGATTGTGAGCAATCTTGGATGCCTTCGACTCTAGAAATAGATAGCGCAAAGCATTCCTGATTGCAGTTCTGCTCGTTCTAGGCCATACATGAGCAAAATGATCTATTGGAAAGGCTACCGTAGACTCGCCATCAGAAAGTCCAATAGACAACAGATTAGCATTGGCCGATTGTGGCCGCAAACAGGATGTCTCCAGGTCAAAAGCAAAGATTGCCTTGTTGCTGAATTCCTTGACTGCTTCTAAGACTTCGGCCTCTGTCAGCAGTCTTCTAACTGGACTGGGATCGGAAAACTTTGGAGGACCAATTCCATCTTTGAGATCACAGAAAACCCGTTTTATGTCTCTAAAAAATGCACGTTTCCATTCTAATCCTGTGATGCCTCCAGAACGAGACCGTTCGATCCGAAGAATGAAGCTGGGATGGTGAACAGGATAGACCCAAGTAGGATGCCTTCCGATCCTCAGAGGAAAGCGCCGTCCCCGGCAAACCTCGATAGTTCCTATTCCAGGAAGTGCCCAAGCCAGAGGAATTGCTCCAGCAAGCAGTACAGCTTGTGGCTTTGTGACTTCTATATCCTCAATGATTGACTGTCTGTAGAAATCGACCTCTTCTTGTGTCGGAGTTCGGTTTTCTGGTGGACGAGTTCGACAGCAATTGTTGAAGCGAATGTGCTCTTTGAACTTGATTGGAAACTGAGCACGGAGAAATTGGCCACTCTTGCCAATAAATTGAACGCCTTTCAGATCCTCCGATAATCCTGGCGCCTCCCCGAGAACATAGAGTTGTGGGCTATTAGACCCCGTGGGCTCCATATCTGGGTGGAGCGCAGCAGGATTGATCTTCTGACTGGAGATCCCGCTCTCCTCTTCTTCCCGAGTCAGGATCATGTTTCTTGGTCAGCGTGTTTGAGGAAATCTTTGCTCAATCGACAGCCGGCTAGCGGTTTTTGATCCAGTTTGGATTACTCTTCATGGTCTTGCCAAGAGAATTATGACGTAGGCCAAAAAATAGCCTGCTGCCAACCAGCAGAACACGCTGAAAATCCCAACTATAGCTAGTCTGTATTTAGTGCTCATGGCCAGTCGTTATAGGTGAGTTCGGCGGTTTCTTCGTCTAAGCCATTTGGACGAGCCTCAACAGCATTCACGCCAGAAAACTTTGCAAGATGATCAGCCACATCCCTCAGCGTCATGTTAGGATCGCAGATGATGCTGGCAGCTTGCTTTACTGCTGTCATGTTGGCTTGCACAAAAGGCCCATAGTGGAACCACACACGAACATGGTCTCCGCGTGCAGTATCACAGAAGAGTAGTGTCTCTCGGATTGTTTTCTTTTCCATCTGTCACCTCAGAAAAACGGGACCCCACTCAGCCTATGCGCTAAGCTAAGTGGGGTCCCTGCCGCGAGGATTGCCTCTCTTGCAATGAGGCAAAAGACGTGATCACCTGATGGATATCCGAGGAGTATCCAACCACATCTAGCATTCCTGGATCATTAGGCACCGCGATCGTGAACTTGTTGGCGGTCATCCCGACAACCACCAGTTTCGAGTTGATATTCATCTGGTTTCGGTACTTGGTCAGAGCTTGGTATGGGTGCATCTGTCCAGCCCAGGTCTCATTGTCCGTCAGGACGATGAACAGGTCTGTAGGGATCTTTTTCTGGAGAGCACAGATCATTGGAAGAGAGCAGTCCGTTCTCATGAAAGGAAGCTGAGAAGTGGCTTGAACCACATCATCAAGACGCTGGCGCGGTCCGATGTTCAGAGGCATGAACCTGTCAGAGAAGGCCATGATGTAGCAGTTGGACTCCCTACGAGCAAAAATCATGCTCAGAGCCGCCGACGCCATTCTAGGGCTCAGCCCAGAAACACCGCCAACAGTGCCTGAACTCATCGATCCAGATACGTCCAGAGCTACCTGAATACGCAGTCCGGTCGGCTCTACGTTCTTGAAGCAATACTCAAAACCTCGATCCAGAGCATCGACGATCCTGGAATTGACTTTCCATGTTCCGGAACCGCGCGTCCCATGACCCTGTGAATAGGTCAATAGAGCACTCAGGACTTGTAGAGGATGAACCTTGGCCTTCTGGAGAACGGGCTCACTTAGCCGCTCCAGAACACTCTTCTCGCCTTCGGACAGCTCGCTCAGAAGATCGTGCTTCGACAGATTGCCTAGATTTCTGATGGAAGCAATCACAGGCATCTTGTGCAGCAGCGCTCCCCAGACCTTCGGAGTCAGGTGTTCAGTGGGCACCATTTCCCTAGTGATTCCGAAGGTTTTGATGGCCTCGACGACCTCCTTCTCGGTCTTCGCCTTGCTAGCTGCAAAATAGCCTTCGATCATCTTCGGAGATGGATTCTCTCCTAGGGCTTCTCGGTATCGGGCCTCATCGTACTTGCCTGCCACCAGGGCAAAGATTGCTCTCTTTACAGGATCCCTGGATACTGGGTGCGCAAGACGCAAAACATCTCGTTGAGCCCAGTTGTCACGCTGGCGATATTTCACGAGCTGATAGGCCAGGTCGTCCACAGACCTACTGCGCGTGCCATACCAGCGGGACACAGCTCTACGCAGAGTACGACCCCAACCAAGTTGACTCTGGACGTACTCACAGAAGTGCAGGATGTCCGTACCAGTCTGGCACACCTTCAACAGGGCCTGTTCCATGACTTCAGGCCCAACCTGAGGCTTGGCTCCGAATGCTACAGCCAGCGCAAAGATTGCGGGATCGTTCTTCGGAGCCAGTCTGTTCTGTGAAACTTCAACAATCCGATTGATTGTTCTGGTTGGATCCTCAGCCAGGCAAGCGGTTACCGACTTTACGTTGGTAAGAGTGAGAGCTTTTTCTGTGAGATAATAAGTGCCGCCCTCAGTTCCAAGGACCAGAAATCGATCCAACTGAGACCACTTTGATACTTGGAACGACCAGCCTCCCGCCGAGTTCTCGACCTGCCTCGGATCGGCTTGATCGGATTGCGGGGTAGCTAGTTTGTTAGCGTACTGATGAAACTTCTGCATTTCTCCTCCAAGGTAGTCCAGGGTATGTTGACGATGATCGGGTAATTCTATAATAACCGACCATCTCCGACCCTGGGTGATTGGCTGCGAGCGTGTTGGTGCGTGTGGGGGATACATTAGTCGTGTAACCCACGCGCGTCCGGCTCGCAGTGATTGGCGCCGAGCGTAATTTTTGCATTGGCGTAAGTGCTCTGCCAATTGAGCTACTCCCCGGTTTAGTCGGGGAGGTTGGAATCGAACCAACAACCACTCCTTCCAAGAGGTAACCAACACAATCCGGCTCGGCTTGATTGGTGCTGAGCGTGGAGTTTTGATATGGGATTATGTGTAGCTATAACCCACATCATACGGCCCAGCGTGGATGATGGAGAGCTTGGATCTGAAAGTCGATCTTTCTTGTGACCGGCTTTCTTCGGCTCTCCGTGATTGGTGTGGAGCATGGATTCTGTTTTAGAGTTGGCCCCACCATTGGTCAGGGGGGTCAATCACTCATCGGAGTTTTCTCCGAGGTCTAAAACATCCAGCTCACTTGAGTCGTGTTCTGGTAGCGGGCCTTGGAGTCGCACCAAGCTAACGCGGTTATGAGCCGCGCCTCTGTTCTCTGGTCGAGTTACCCGCGTTCTGGTTTTTAGAGAGCAAAGGGGGACAGCGGAGAAAGTAACCTGAAAGATGCCTCTCTCAGGAGGAAACTCCGCTGTCCCCGAGGGGTTCCGTCAGTTTCCTTTGGGGGGGAGCCTCAACATTTTCTTGCGTTGCAACAGTTCCAGTAGTTTTCTTGCCTCGTAATAGATTGAGTTTGCTGTTCCAGGTTGGATTTCGTAGCCCTGTTTGACACAATGTGCTCGGAGTTGATCCCGAGTCAGATTTGGGTGTGCAAGAACCAGCTCTCGGTAGAACTCAGGGCCGCCAGTAGTCGATCGGTCCCGACTGCGATTGAAGATGAGTACGTTGTTCGTATCCGCTGTGTCCAGTTCTTCTTGCTCAGGAGGAGCTGCACGCGGTCCAGTCTTCGGAAGCTCTTCAACAGGCTGCGGGGCAACCACCTTCGGCGGTCTGCCACGCTTCCGCTTGACTGGTTCTTGTACAACGATCTCCTGTTTCGGTTGTTGGACTGACTGCTCGGGCAGAGGGTTCTTACGAGGCCGTCCCCGCTTCCGCTTGACCGGAGCCTCAGCCACCTGCGCAGTAGGAGCTGGCTGCTGGAGCAGAGGGCTCTTCCTTGGCCGTCCAGGTCCCCTCTTGACGGGAGGAGCCAGGATAGGCTCGGGCTCGGCTTCTGCAAGAACTTCCTCGACTTCTTCGGGCTCGTCCGTCACCTCGGCTGCAATTTCTTCCGGATCCTCACCCTCTCCGCCAAACGTCCCAGCCTCGGATCCCGGGAATTCTGGAATATCCAGCTTACTGGTCATGGCCTCAATGCCATCGTTGACCCATTGTTGGGCCTCGTTCGACAACGATTCCCAAATCTCATCCGGCAGCTTGGAACAGGCCCGCAGCAGCCTGCTCAGGTACTTATTCCTGGATTCTGACTCCTCCTTCGTAGTTCCTGTGGCCTCGACCAGTTCTTCTTCAATCGATTTGATTGTTTCTGTCATGTTTTCTAGAATCTCCATTTACAGTTTGTGGGAGATGGCTTGTCTCACTTATACGCTCAGCATGTTTTCCAGCATCGGAATTTCAAGATCCATAAGCCATTTCCTAGTCTCTTTCCAGCCCTTTCTCCCAAACAAACGTCTTACACGGGTGGCCCTGGTCTCACGCCAGCCGGTGTCCAGGTCGCGCCAGATGGCGCTCGCAGCCCTGGGTAGGGCGTAGAAGGCTTCTGCGAAGTCCTGGAGGGCTTTGGGGGCGTCTTCCAGGAGCAGGTTCAGGTCGGTCTCCTGAAGCTCCTTGGAGGGCTGGGCAAGCCTGTCTCGGAGTTGCTCCCGAAGCTGGTCCTTCGGCGGCCTGATGTTGCGCTCCGCTGTTCGGATATTAGATAGATCGATTAGATGCCGCATTACGCTACGCTGGTAGAGGGCCATGAAATGGGCCGGCTCGAAGACCTCCGGGTAGGCCCGGATGCAGCGGAGAAATACGGTGTAGGCTTCCTGCACCAAATCCTCGAACTCATACAGGGGAGCAACACGCCAGAGATTTTTGGCTGTGAAGTTGACTGTCCAACCCTCGATCGGCCCTTTCCAGGCTGGTTCCCACAGAGCTTTTCTCTCGATTGCCATTGTGACTGTCTCCTCTGCTCCGAGAAGGGATGGGGATCCCCGCAGACCTGAGAGAAAGCTAGCCTCCGCAGAAGCAGGTAGAAGCGAAAAGTCCTGAATCTTTCCGATTTCCTTGCAGACTTCCATAAGTCCTTGGATATTCATGAGTTGGGCCTTTTCGAGTCTGGATTCTCTGTCTGCTCCTTGTGCCGTCGAATGCGAAGCACTCGTTTCTCTGCTTTGGACATCATCTCCGCATGTTTATGACACAGTTTCATTGAGACTTTCTCATTATAGAGAGTGGCACCTGACGGCCACTGGACCTTTGGGGTGCGATCACATCCGTACCAGTCACAACGAAATGGCTCTTCTGGAAAATGGAAGATGGGAAGGCGTAGGAAATAGGGCATTGCCTAGTTAGATTCCTTTGGACTTCCTCATGGCGTACCGATTGGTCTCGTCGGCAAAGATAGAGAATGGATTCGGGACTTCCAGTTTGAATTCGAATGGTGCTTTTGCCTCCATATCGGTCCCGGCATAGTACTCATTGAGAAACTTGATGATATCTCTTGGTGTTTTCCAAGTGATGGAGTACGCCTTGCAGCCTATCTTGACTTCTTCATTATCAGCAGTGATCTCAAGCCGACCTCGGGCAATGCGCTTTAGCGCTCTGACAATGGGATTATTGTGCTCATTAGGCTGCGCCATCTCGATGTCACGTTTGATTACCAGGACCAGCATCGTCTTTTCTTTCTCCTAGAGAGACCGGGAACTCGTCATAAAAAACATGCCATACAAACGGGTCAGCTCTAAACGTGCCCAGGAAGCCGACGCCGTTTGGAACAGGATTGCCCGTTCCATAAACATAGAACTTTCTGGGCTCCAGTTCGGCGCTCTGATCAACCAGCGCCCAGATGGTAACTAATCCATCCTGCTCTCCTACATGCAGAAAGGTTGATCCTCTTGGCATGAACAGAATGGTTTCATCTGCGAGCTGAAACTGGTATTTGTAGACTGTTCTCATTAGGCCGCATTCGGTGGCTGGTAATGGTAACCGTTCCAGAAAGCATTCACCAGTTTAGCCTCATAGCCTTTTGGAAGGTCTGGAAAAAACTCTGTTTCGGGGTCTCCATAATTCATTGGCTGCTGCTCCTGAAGCCGCCCAGTGTGTAAAGTACACACTGCTTGTCTTCCATCATGTGTTCTAGCTTGAATGCTCACAATCTCTTTTCTTCGGGCATCTTTGCTTAGGTCTTTTGGCATGTCTTCTCCAGGCTTGAGTGCTACACTCCAGGATAGTAAACTGGTCATAAATGCCTGGATCTGCCTTCCAGAGTCTTTCAGGCTTCTGCCCAGTAGGAAAAGCTGCTCTTGTCTTTTTATGGATGTATTTTCTAGTTCTATGCCGATAACAGTTATCTTAGCATCGTGTTCCTGGTAGAGAGCTAGGCTAGCCGGCTCTAGGCCAGCAGAAACTGAATCTGCAAACAGATCCATAGTTGCAGAGAGGAATTTCTTGACGAGGTATTTGAACTCCTCGTCTGTCGGTTTGTAGACTGTGCTGACCATCACTCAGGAATCTTTCCTCTACGGAGTTTCTGCTCTTCCAACAGTTCCAGTTCTACGTTGATGGCGGTCAGCATTCCTTCCAGGGTCTGGATGCGCAGCTTGTGTTCAGTTTTGGCTGCCATGTAGTCGATGGTCCCCTTATCAATCTGCCAATCTCTGGCGTGCGGAGCTGCTGCTTGTAGGGCATTCAGGCAGTCCATCAGCTTGTTAGCCAATTCCTGCTTCTGACGGCGAAGCTCACTGAAACTCGTTCCGTTGAGGCAGAGTTTCGGTGGATAAGGATAGAACTCAGCCATTCGTGTCTGCTACTTAGTCACGTTGGAAGACC